GGGCTCGCAGCGGCTGGCCCTATGGTGCCCGGCTCACATCATCCTGTACGATGGCACGCGCGGCCCGGGGAAGACCGATGCGCAGCTCATGCGCTTCCGCCGCAACGTGGGTCGGGGCTACGGCCGTTTTTGGCGCGGTGTCATCTTCGACCGCGAGTACAAGAACCTCGATGACTTGGTTGCCAAGTCGATGCGATGGTTCCCAGAGATCGCGGGGCCCAAGCCGCACTTCATGTCCAGTAAAGCCGACTACCGTTGGCGCTGGGAGACGGGCGAAGAGCTGCTGTTTCGTGTCATCAAGCGGCCCGCCGATTACTGGGGTTACCACGGCCAGGAGTTCCCGTTCATTGGTTGGAACGAGCTGACCAAGTACCCAACCGACGAGTTGTTCGACATGATGATGTCGTGCAACCGCAGCAGCTACCGCCCGCAGGATTACCCGCTCACCATCGACGGCGACGAGTACAACCGCACGGGCCAGATCCTCATCCTAAACGAGGGCGACTCGCGCGGCGTTGGGCACGTGCTGCCTGAGCTGCCCCTGGAGGTCTTTGCCACAACGAACCCCTATGGCCCGGGGCACAACTGGGTAAAGAAGCGGTTCATCAACGCAGCACCGGCCGGGCGCATTGTGCGCAAGTCGGTCAACGTGTTCAACCCGCGCACGCAGCAGCGCGAGAACGTCGTTAAGACGCAGGTACGGCTCTTCGGCAGCTACCGCGAGAACATCTACCTGAGCCCGGAATACATTGCCGAGCTCGAGCAGATGACGGACAAGAACAAGCGCAAGGCATGGCTCGGCGGAAGCTGGGACATTGTTGCCGGCGGCATGTTCGACGACGTGTGGGACAGCGACTTCCACGTCCTGGTGCCGTTCCAGTTGCCGCCGACATGGAAGATCGACAGGAGCTTCGACTGGGGCAGCAGCAAGCCGTTCAGCGTCGGCTGGTGGGCTGAGTCGGACGGTAGTGACGTGCAAATGCCCGATGGCACGTGGCGCAGTACCGTGCGCGGCGACCTGTTCCGCGTTGCAGAGTGGTACGGCACCACGGGCAAACCGAACCAAGGTCTGCGCATGCTGGCGAACGACATCGCGGCGGGCATTGTTGAACGTGAGATGGCGCTTGGCTGGACATCGCCTGACGGCCTCAACCGCCGTGTGCAGCCCGGCCCGGCTGACAACAGCATCTGGGACATCGAGAACGGGAACAGCATTGCCGCTGACATGCAGCGGCCCGTGAAGGTGCGCGGCAAAACGTTCAAGGGCGTGAACTGGACACGCAGCGACAAGTCGCCCGGGAGCCGGAAGCTCGGCTGGGAACGTGTGCGCACGTACCTGAACGACGGCCTTCCCGAGTATGTGGTCAACAAGGAGGGCAAGAAGGTCCGAGTGCCGCGCGAGCGCCCCGGCCTGTTTGTCTTCAACACTTGCACCCACTTCATCGACCTGTTCCCCACGTTGCCACGCGACGAGGACGACCAGGACGACGTTGACACCGACAGCGAAGATCACATTGGCGACGAAACCCGTTACAAGGTATTGTCCGCCGTTACTGGCGCCCGTAGTGGACGCACAAAGGGAACCTAACCATGGCACTTAACAGCACGCACCCGAGCTATGACGCGCATGTCAAAGACTGGGAGCTGATGCGCGACTCCTACTCCGGCGAAGGCGCGGTGAAGGCGAAGGGCTTTGTGTACCTGCCCGCAACGCCGGCACAGGTGCTGGACGGGGCGTTGGACCAAGACCCGAAGAAGCCGGGTTACGTCTCTTATCAAGGTTACCTTGCCCGCGCAGTGTTCCCCGACTACGTCAGCGATGCCGTGGAACGGTACATCGGCATGCTGCACGACAAGGACGCCGAGATCGAACTGCCGCCGGCGATGGAGCCGCTGCGGGAGAAGGCAACGGCCGACGGCGAGTCGTTGCTCAACCTGCTGCGGCGCATCAATGAAGAACAGTTGGTGAGCGGCCGGCTGGGCCTGCTGCTGGACTTCCCGCCCAACCCCGACCCAACCGCGCCAATGCCGTACATCGCCATGTACGTCGCCGAGGCCGTGCGCAACTGGGACAGCAGCTCAGACCACGTTGGCGTCAACGCGCTCACGATGGTGGTGCTAGACGAGAGCGGCCCGGTGCGCATCAACGAGTTCGAGTGGAAGGACACAGAGCGTTACCGCGTGCTGCAACTTGGCATGCCCGTCCCGCCCGCGCCAGCAGAAGGCAACAGCGGCGACGCCGGAGACGAGAATGGGAACAGCACCGTCCCGGACGACGCAACCGAGGGCGTGGGAAGCCCGGTCTACATGCAGGGCGTGTTCGAGATGAACGAGGGCGGCACCTCCTTCGACCCTGCCGGCATGCTGATGCCGGTGTACCGTGGTGTACCGCTGGCACAAATCCCATTCGTGATGGTGAACAGCAAAGACATCACGTCTTCGCCTGACAACCCTCCGCTGATCGGCCTTGGCCGCCTGTGCATGACCGTGTACCGGGGCGAGGCCGACTACCGCTTCACCCTGTTCATGCAGGGTCAAGCCACGCTTGTCACAATCGGCACCGTGCAGCAAAACGGTCAGACGGTTGTGGCTGGCGAAGACCCGCTGCGGGTGGGCGCAGGCGCGCACATCAACATGGACCTGAACGGGGACGCCAAGTACATCGGCGTCGGCGCCGAAGGCATCGACGGTCAGCGTCTGGCACTGCTGGACGACCGCAAGCTGGCCGAAAGCAAAGCCGGCACGATGATTTCGCCTGCGGCTGGCAAGCAAGAAAGCGGCGATGCACTGACCACACGTGTCGCCGCGCAAACCGCGTCGCTGACGCAGATCGCGCAGACCGGTGCGGCAGCCCTGCAGAACATTCTGCGCATCGCTGCCGCGTGGATGGGGCAAGACCCAGAAGCCGTGAAAGTCACGCCGAACTTGCAGTTCGAGACGCAACTGGTGACCGCACAAGAGATCACGCAACTCATGGCCGCGCGCACCATGGGTGCCCCGCTGTCGCTGCGTTCCATTCACGGCGTCATGCGCGACCGCAACCTCACACAGATGGATTACGAAGACGAACTCGACCTCATTGCCGAGGAAGACCTGGAGCGCGCCAAGCGGGTCGCCACGCTGCCGCAGCCTCCGGCCCCGCCTGCGCCGAACAAGCCGCCCGCCCCGCCAGCACCCAAGGGCGGTAAGTAATGGCCCAGCGCACCGCGAATGAGTTGCTGCTGGACGCACTGGTTCGTCATCAGACGTACCTGCTGCGTTACAGCGGCTACGTGCGCAACCGCATTCGCGGGTTGTTGGACAAGAGCGAAGAAGACATTGCTGCGCTCATCGCGCGCCGGCTGGCGGCCGGTACGGGCCTCAACACGCCTGCGGACGTCAAGCGACTGAACGCGCTGCTGGAGGCGATCGACAAGCTGCGCCTCGGCGTGTGGTCGGACGCGACGACTTGGCTTGAAGACCAGATGGTTGACTTGGCCTACCAAGAGCCAATCGCCATCGCAAACATGATTAGTACCGTGTCCCCCGTGGTTGTCACGACCACGCTGCCGGCGCCAGCGCTGCTGAAGGCGATCGCGCTGTCCAGGCCGTTCGAAGGGCGCCTGTTGCGAGACTGGGCCGACACGCTTGCAAGCGAAGACCTGCGTCGCATCCACGCGGCCATTCAGGTCGGCATGGTGGCAGGCGAAAGCACCGATGCTATCACGCGCCGGGTGATGGGCACAACCGTACTCAAAGGCACCGACGGCGTCACCGAGCTGACCCGCAGGCAGGTGCAGGCCATCACGCGGACGGCCGTGCAGCATGTGGCTAACAGCGCCCGTGACGAGACCATGCGTGCCAACGCCGACATCATCCTGGCAGAACAGTTCGTAGCCACACTGGACAGCCGCACAACGCCCGTTTGCCGCGCCAACGACGGGAAGCAGTTTCCGGTCGGCAAAGGGCCACGCCCGCCGTTGCACATCGCTTGCCGAAGCCTGCGCGTTGCTGTGCTGGACGGCGAGCAGTTGGGCGAGCGCCCGGCCAAGGCAAGCACCACGAAGCAGCTACTCCGCGAGTTCACGGAAGCTAACAAGCTGCCGAAGGTGACCAGCCGTGACGACCTGCCACGCGGCACAAAGGGCCAGTACGACGCTTTCGCCCGCAAGCGCGTGCGCGAGCTGACAGGGCGTGTGCCTTCGGTGACTTCTTATCAACAGTGGCTGCAACAGCAGAGCCGCCAATTCCAGGAAGACACACTTGGGGTAACGAGGGCCAAGCTCTTCAGGGACGGCGGCCTTACACTGGACAAGTTCGTGGCGGCTGACGGCAGTGAGCTAACCTTGGCGCAGCTCGCAGTCAAACAAGCCGACGCGTTTCGGGCAGCGGGGCTGGACCCGACAGATTTCTAGCGGGCATGGGGCCTGCTGGCAAGTGAGCCGCATGTGCGGCGTTTGAACAGGAGAACGGGCATGAGCCTGAAAGCAATCGTGGACACGGTGGAGGAGCTGGACTCGGGCCTCCTAGAGCACTACAAGAAAGACGAGAAGTCCGGCAAGTTCGTCTTGGACCTCGAAGGCTTCGACGGCATGCCGCAGGTCAAGCGCCTGAAGGACGAGGCCGCGCAGCACCGCATCAAGGCGCGCGAGGCCGAAGACAAGTTCAAGCCGTTCTCGTCTCTCGGCAGCATCGACGAGTTGCAAGCCAAGCTCGACCGCATCCCCGAGCTGGAAGCAGCCGCGAAGGGCAAGCTGGATCAAGCGCAGATCGACCAACTGGTGGACACGCGCATCAAGGGCAAGCTCGCCCCGCTGGAGCGCGAACGCGACCAGCTGAAGGGCGCCGTCGCCGAACGTGACCAGAAGATCGGCGAGTACACGCAAGCCGAGGTCCGCCGCAAGGTCAACCACGCCGTCACCAAGGCCGCCCGCGAAGCCAAGGTGACCGACAGCGCCGTGGACGACATCGAGCTGTATGGCGAGCGCCTGTTCGAAGTGCAGGAAGACGGCAGTGTGGTCACCAAGGATGGCGTCGGTGTCACTCCTGGCCTGTCGCCGAAGCAGTGGCTCGAAGACATGCAGGGCAAGCGCCCGCACTGGTGGGGCACGACGGCCGGTGGTGGCGCGGCGGGCAACCGTGGCGGTGGCGCGACTGGTGGCGTGAACCCGTGGAGCGCCGAGCACTGGAACATGACCGAGCAGGGTGCCATCCTGCGCACCAAGGGCCGCGAGCATGCGGACCGCTTGGCGAAGGCTGCCGGCACCACTGTCGGCGGCAAGCGGCCGGTGAAGAAGGCTGCGTGAAGAAATAGTGCGCCGGGAGGCGCACTCTTCAAACTCCTGTTCAGGCGGCCCTGCTACATTGCCACGCATGCGGCAGGGCCCGCTTGAAACTGTCGACCGCTGCGCCATGGTGCGGGCGTCGAGTTGAAACCAAACTTGACCAACCTCACCCACTGGAGAATTGCGCATGTCCGCAGGAACCGTCCGCATCGCCGACGTCATCGTCCCGGAAATCTTTTCCCCCTACGTCCAGCAGATCACCGAAGAGAAGTCGCGGCTGATCCAGAGCGGCGCTGTCGCTCGTGACGCCAAGCTCGACGCCGACCTCGCCGGCGGTGGCCTGACCTTCAACGCGCCGTCGTGGAAGGATCTGGACAACGACGCCGACAACGTGTCGACGGACGACCCGGCCCAAACCAGCACGCCGAACAAGATCGGCTCGGCGGTGGAAATCGCCGTGCGCCTGTCGCGCAACAACTCGTGGAAGACCGCCGACTTGGCTGCGGCCCTGGCCGGCAGCGACCCGGCCGACGCCATCGCGAGCCGCGTGGGCATGTACTGGGTGCGCCGTCTGCAGGCCGCCTTCGTTGCCACGATCAAGGGTGTGTACGCCGACAACGCGGCGGCCCCGACCGGCACCGAGCACGTGCAGAACGACATGACCAACGACATCAGCGGCAGCTCGTTCGTCGATGGCGTGACCAACTTCAGCGCCGAAGCGTTCGTCGACACCGCCGTGACGATGGGCGACAGCATGGACAGCGTGTCGATCATCTTCGTGCACAGCATCGTCTACGCACGCATGCAGAAGAACAACATGATCGACTTCGTGCCCGACGCCACGCAGACGATCCAGATCCCGACGTTCCTGGGCCGCGAGGTCGTGGTGGACGACGGCGTGCCGCGCACGGGTGGCGTGTTCGAGTCCTGGCTGTTCGGCGCTGGCGCCGTGCGCCTCGGCATGGGTTCGCCCAAGGTGCCGACCGAGACCGACCGTCTGCCGGCCGAAGGCAACGGCGCGGGCACCGAGGTGCTCTACAACCGCACGGAGTGGGCCATCCACCCCGAAGGGCACAAGTTCGCCGTCGCCAGCCCGGCCAACGGCGGCCCGTCCAATGCATCCACCTCGGGCAACCTCGCGCACGCCGACTCGTGGCAGCGCGTCTGGGGCGAGCGCAAGATGATCAAGATGGCCCGCCTGATCTCCCGCGAGTTCTGATCGCACCTGGGCCCGGTTCGCCGGGCCCTTCGCAACCACCTCCTAGGAGAGCAGCATGAAGGGTCTTCCCCGTTCGCTCCGCAACAACCTGTCGCTTCAGGCTGTTGTGAAGCAGGTCATCAAGGTCAACGCCCTCGCCATCTCGGTCGCCGGCACCTCCGGCGTCGGCTGGGGCACAGCGGTACTCGGCGACCTGCCGGCAGGGAACATCCTGCTGCTTGGCGCTGCGTCGTATTTGCAGTTCACGTCAGCCGACGCCGACATCCAGGCCACCTACGACGGCGACTACAGCGTGGGCACCACGGCCACGGCCGACGCCACGCTGTCCGGCACCGACGTCAACGTCATCCCGTCCACCGCGCTCGGCGCGGCGACGGGCGGCGTGTCGCCCGTGGTGCGGGGCGCCAGCAGCGGCGGAGCCATGGGCACCATCCTGGACAACACGGACGGCAGCCTGGAGCTGAATCTGAACCTGCTGATCGATGATGCCAACGTCAGCGGCACCGCCGACATGACGGCCAGTGGCTACGTCGTCATCGCCTACACCGTCCTCGGCGACGATTAACCCAACCGGCGCCCCGTGACGCAACGGGAACGGGGCGCCTTGTCTTCAAGGAGCCCCGTGCATGTCTGCTGAACAAATTCTGGCCGCGCTGCGGCAGTTGGACCCCGCCAACGACAACCACTGGACCGCCGACGGCTCGCCCCGCCTGGACACGGTCAAGCTCTTGGCCGGTGGTGCCGCACTCACCCGCGACCAAGTGACGCAGGCCGCACCCGGCTACAGCCGCGCCACTGCCGGCGCCTACTGGCAGGCCGCCACCGACGGCGCCACCCTGCCGCCCGCCACGGGCGCCGCACAGGCCCCGCAGCCCACCACCAGCACCCAACCCACCACCCAAGGCGCAAACGATGCGCCTGCCCCCGATTCCGTGGCCGCCGGAGGCACCGATGGGCAAGTCCAGAACCCGGCCGCAGCCTCCGGTGAGGGTGCAGGCACCGCTTCGCAAGCCCAACCGGCAGTCGACACGATCGCACAGCTCGAGAAGTACCACGCGGAAGGAGTGGCCTACATGGCTTCGCTCCGAAAAGAGCGGGCACAACTCGACGCTGATATCAAGAAGACGGAGGAGGCTCTTGACCGTATCGTTCAAGAGATCGACAAAGCCCGACAAGCTGCGGATCTGGGCGGTGGCAATGTGTTCACCCAGTACCTGAAGGCGCAGCAGGCGGGCCGCGACCTGCGTGCCGCCAAGATCGAAGCCATGCGCGGCGTCGACCTCAAGTCCATCCTGCCTTCCAAGGCAAAGATCGACGAGGTGTTCAAGCGCCGGCAAGAGCACGGCAGCAAGCGTCCGCACTTCCCGGCCCGCAAGTAAGCCATGACGCGCGCCGCAGCACAGCACGCGATGCACGTTCGGCGTCGCCGCCAGCAGTACGACCGTTTTCGTGCACTGGTGGCAACGCCGGGCAACCTGACCACAGGCGTCGCCTTGCCCGCCGCTTGCACGCTGTACGCCAGCACGTCGTCTGTGCTGGCGGCAACAACCAAGCTTGTGGACGCAGGCACGCGGGAGCTCGGCGCACCGGCTGGCGCAGCCAATGCCCAGCACTGCATCGGGTTCTTCGAGCCCGGTGTCACCATCACCAAGCACACCGGCGCCCCCGGTACGGTCAGCCTGTACGTGCAGGATCCGGCCGGTGTGCGCCAACTGATCGCGCAAGGCTGACATCATGGCGTTCGTTGCAGAAGACGGAACCGGGCTGGCAAACGCGAACTCGCTGTGCGACGTCGCCTTTGCCGACGCCTACTTTGCCGACCGTGTGGTCACAGCCTGGACCGGCACCGACGGCGTCAAGCAAGGCGCGCTGATCCGCGCCACCGACTACGTCGAAGGCCGCTGGGCTACCAAGTTCGCCGGCAGCGAAGCCCACCCGGACACGCAGGCCCTGAGCTACCCGCGCACGGACATCGGCTGGGACGACGCCGTGCCCGACGGCATCAAGAAGGCTGTGGCCGAGTACGCGCTGCGTGCCCTGGCCGCGCCACTGGCGCCCGACCCGGTTGTAGACCAGACTGGCGCTGCGGTGAAGAGCACCAAGGAGGTCGTCGGCCCGATCGAGACAGAAGTGGTGTACCAAGACGCCGGGCAGACCGTCCAACCATTCAAGCCATACCCGGCCGCCGACATGCTGGTGCGCCCATTCCTCCGCAACGCAGGCGGCGTCATCCGCTGACCCATGGACTACCCGAAACTTGCCGCAACCGCGCTCCGGCTCATTGCCGCAACCGGCAGGGTTGTGACGTTCGAGCGGTTGGTCAGCGAGCCGGCGGACCCGAGCAAGCCCTGGCGCGGCGCGCAGGAGCAAGGCGTAGACGCCACGCTGTCGCAGGCCGCGACGTTCGTGCCTCCTACCGGCGCCGGGCTGGGCAAAGAAACGGTCACGCCGGAGATGCTGGCGCGCGTGCAGCAGGTCTGTCTTGTTGGCCCGAACGCAACGTTCGACCTCAACCGCACAACCGCCATCGTTGACGGCGGCGTCAAGTGGATGGTGGACTGGGTGTACGAACTCAAGCCGGCCGATGTGTCGCTGCTGTTCGCTATCGGAGTGAAGCGATGACACCGGAAGCGGCTCGCGACGCGATGCTCACAGTTTTCAAGAGTACCTGGGACGCAACCGGGTATGCTGCCGTATGGCCGGACACGCCTGATCAAAGGGCGCCGGAGGGTGAAGAGGTGCCGTGGGCCCGTGTCACCCTTCAGCACAATGACGGCGGTCAGACCTCGCTGTCCAACCACGTGGGCGCGAAGATGTGGGAGCACGTAGGCACGCTGTTCATCCAGGTCTTCATTCCGGCAGGCCAAGGCGCCACGCCGGGTTACCCGCTGTGCCGCAGCATCATGAACGCATACAGGGTCGCGCGTGGTGCGATCAGGTACACAAGGCACCGCTTCCGTGAGACAGGGCGGGACGGCTCCTTCAACGGCTTCCTGGTCCTTGTCGACTTCGCATACGACGACTTTTCTTCATGAGGTGAATCCGTGAACAAGCAAGACTCCAACCAGACCGGCCTGCGGTTCGCCGAGGAAGAAGCACCGAAGGTGCTGCCGGACATCATGCCGCCGTGGTACGCGCTGGAGCCCAACAGCTACGGCGATTTTGGCGGCCAGCTGACCGCCGTGTCGCGCAACCCGATCAACCCGCGTCGCCAGCGCCGGAAGGGTACGCTGACCGACATGGACGTGACGGCCAACTTCAACCAAGACCTGACGGTCAACAACCTGACGCGCTTGCTGCAAGGGTTCTTCTTCGCCGATGCGCGTGAGAAGGCAACCACGGCCGGGCTCAACGCGACTCAGGATGTGGTTACCAGCGTCACCGGCAGCACGCACAAGTTCAACTTCACCAGCTACGCCGACACGTTCGTCGCCGGCGACCTGATCAAGTCCAGCGGCTTCGGCGTGCTGGCGAACAACGGTGTGTTCTTGGTGGCGTCTGCCGATGCCAACGACATCACAACGTCTGCAGGTCTGGCTGACGAAGCCACTCCGCCGGCTGCGGCCATGGTGGAAACGGTCGGCTTCCAGTTCGACAGCGGCACCAGCGCCATCACGCTGAATGGCACGCTGGCGCGGCTGACCGACAGCGCGAAGGACATGACCACACTCGGCCTCATCGTGGGCGAGTGGATCTACCTGGGCGCGGACGTGGCCGGACAGCGCTTCGCCAACAACGGCGGGTTCGCCCGCATCTCTGCCATCGCGGCCGGCTACCTGGAGTTCGACAAGACCTCCTGGGACGCGCAGGCCGAAGCCGGCACGGGCAAGACGATCCGCATCTGGCTGGGGCTGGTGCTGAAGAACGAAGGCGACCCCACGCTGATCAAGCGCCGCACCTACCAGCTCGAGCGCTACCTGGGCATGGATGACAGCGATCAGCCGATGGCCGAGTACCTGACCGGCATGGTTGCCAACGAACTGACCATCAACGTCACGCAGGCGGACAAGATCACGGTGGACCTGACGTTCGTGGGCCTGGATCACGAGATCCTGGGTGGCGACACGGCGCTGAAGAGCGCGGGGAACGAAGTGGAGGCGCCGGGCGAAGAAGCGCTCAACACCTCCAACGACTTCAGCCGCCTGATGATCGGCGCGGTGGCCGTCGACGATTCGTACCTCACGCCGTGGTTCGCGTTCGTCACCGACATGACGCTCACCATCAACAACAACGCCGCGCCGCTGAAGGCGATTGGCGTGATGGGCGGCTTCGACCTGTCCACGGGCACGTTCGAGGTCGGCGGCAGTGCCGAGGCGTACTTCGGCGACACCAACGGCCTTCAGGCCGTGCGCGGGTACAACGACGTGACGCTGGACTTCGCCGTGGCGAAGAACAACGCCGGCATCCTGTTCGATATCCCGCTGCTGGCGTTCGGTGACGGCCGCTTGAACGTGGAGCAAGACCAAGCGATCAAGATGCCGCTGGAGAACAGCGCGGCGGAAAGTGCCTACGGGCACACGCTGCTCATGCAGCGTTTCGCGTACCTGCCCACCGTCGCAGAGGCATAATGGAGGCCCGCAGGGGCGCGCAGTGCGCCCCTGCCTAACTCGGAGCCTCCATGAACCTGTACGAACAATTCAAGACCGACGGCAACGTCGAGAAGACCGGCGTCTTGCTGGAGTACGGCAACAACAGCCAAGGGCTGCCCATCTGCATCCGCATTGCGCGGGCCGGTGGTTCCAACGAACGCTTCGCCAAGCGGCTGGAGGCGGTCGTCAAGCCGTACCGCAGGCAGATCCAGACCGAGACCATCGCCACCGAGCAGGTCACCAAGCTGATGCGCAAGGTGTACGCCGAGACGGTGGTGCTGGGCTGGGAGAACGTGGAGCTGATGGACAAGAACCCGGACGGGTCGCCCGCCGGCACGTTCAGCCCGCGCGAATTCAGTGTGGAAGCCTGCCTGGAGTTGTTCGAAGACCTGCCCGACTTGTACCAAGACATCGTCGAGCAGGCCCAACGCGCCGCGCTGTTCCGCGCCGAGATCCGCGAGGCCGACGCGGGAAACTGACGGCGGTCCTGCTGTACACGCTGGAGCAGGGGCCGACTGAACAGTTCATCCTCCAGCAGTGTGTCCGGCAGCGCAAGGCGTTGCCGGCTGCCATCGCCAACGCGCCGGACCTGTGGTTAGGGCTGGAGCTGTTCTTCACAGCCTTCATGGACCTAACTACTGACCGCGCGTTTGGCTTTGCCGAAGGACCGATTCCGTGGTCGGCCGTGCGAAGATACTGCCGGGAACACGGCATTATCGGGGACCAGTGGGAGGACTTGCACTACCATGTGAGCAAGCTGGATGCCGTGTACCTCGAACATCGGGCCAAGCAAGCAAAGAAGCCTCCACCACCTAGCAACAATGGCAACGAACGACCTCGGATCATTCGGCCGGAAAATGCGGGTGCGGGGCCGCGCGGTCGCAGAGAACGCTGACAAGCTGGTGCGTCGTGTGGCCCTGGCCGTCGACTCCGCCGTTGTGCTGGGCACGCCCGTCGATACCGGGCGTGCCCGTTCCAACTGGCAGGCGCAGCTCGACGGGCCGGCGGAGGGCACCGTGGGCACCCTGGGCGGTGTCCGCAAGGGTTTCGAAGGCACTGGCGGGGCCGTGGCGCAACGCTCCATTGCCAAGGCAAAAGAGGTCATCGAGGGCTACGACGGGGATCGTAACTCGACGATTCACCTGACAAACAACCTGCCATACATCGGCCGGTTGAATGACGGTTGGAGCGCGCAAGCGCCGGCCGGTTTCGTGGAAGCTGCTGTCCAGGCGGGCGCGGCGCGTGTCAAAGGCGCGAAGCTCACCATCACAGGCAGCAGCGAATGACCACAGAACGCATTGACATCCAGGTGCGCGAGGACGGCTCGCGCGTCGTGAAGCGCCGGCTAGAAGACCTGGACCCGGCTGCCCGCAAGGCGGCCGGCGGCGTGGACTTCCTCAAGAAGGCCCTGGCAAGCATCGGCGGGGCCTTGGCTGTCCGCGAAGTGCTGGAGCTGATCAACACGTACCAGAACCTCCAGAACCGCCTGCGCAGCACGGGCCTGGAGGCAGCAGGGCTAACCGCCGTCTACAAGTCACTGCTTGATGTCAGCAACGACACGCGCAGCAGTGTCGAAGGTAGCGTGGAGCTGTATGCGCGCCTTGCCACCAGCAGCAAGGAACTCGGCGTCAGCCAACAGCAGCTCATCGATTTCACCAAGTCGCTGAACCAAGCCATCATCCTGTCAGGCGCCAGCGCAACGGAGGCGCAGGCTGGCCTGATCCAGTTGTCGCAGGGCTTGGCAAGCGGCACGCTGCGCGGCGACGAACTGCGCAGCGTGTTGGAGCAACTGCCGGCCGTGGCGGACGTGATTGCCAAGAAGCTCGGCGTCACACGCGGCGAGCTGCGGTTGATGGGCGAACAGGGCAAGATCACCGCGCAGACTGTGCTGGGCGCGTTCCAGGACGCACGGGCAGAGCTGGAAGAGCGCTTCGGCAAGACTATCCCCACGCTGTCGCAGTCGTTCCAGGTGCTGAAGAACAACGTACTGAGCTACGTTGGCGCGATGGATGAAGCAACGGGGTTCAGCAAGACCCTGTCGCAAATCATGATGTTCCTGGCGAACAACCTGGACACGGCCGCAAAAGCCGCGCTAGGGCTCGCGAGCGGCCTGCTGCTGGTTGGTGGTACGGCTGCGGTGTTGCGCGGCGCCACGGCCGCCGTAGGGGCCTTGACGGCGGCAATCGCCGCGAACCCAATTGGCGCCCTGTTGGTGGTGCTGACCAGTGTGGTCACTACCCTTGTTCTGTTCAGCGACAAGATCAACCTGGGCGTCAACAGCATGACGACGTTCTGGGACTTGCTGCGCGCCATCGGCGAGGCTGCACAGCAGGGTTTCCGCGCACTGTACGACGCAGCCTTGGCCGCCTTGGGACCGCTGGGCGAGGCGTTCATGAAGTGGTGGAACACAGTTGATATCAGCCTCGTCGGCATCTTGCGCGGCGCAGCCAAGGTCGTTGACGTATATGTCGGCCTGTGGCGTGGTGCCGTGCGCGCCACCACGGCGCTCTTCGAAGGCGTTCCGCCCGCACTGTCTGACTTGTTCACGCAGGCACTGAACGCGGTGCTGGAGAAGATCGGGAGCTTTGTCAACAAGGCAGGCGAACTCCTCAGCACTGTGACCGAGTTTGCGGGGCTGGGCAAGATCGCCACCAACATCGACTTCACGCTCCCCAACGCGCAAGCCGGGGCCGCTGCCAAGCTGGGCAAGGACGTCGGCGCGGCGTTCATGGAAGGCTTCAACGAACAGGGCCCAACCGAGCAGTTCTTGGACAAGATGATCGACCGGGCCAAGGAGTTCAGCGCAGCCCGTGCCGAAGTGGATCGGCTTGCCAAGCTGCACCCCAACACGCCCAGCACGGTCGCCGGTACGCCGGCCAAGCCGCCGGTGAACCAGCAGGAGCTGGACAAGGCGAAGACCGCGCTGCAATCGCTGTTGAACACAATCAAGCCGTCGGCCGCTGCCGTGCTTGAACTGGCAAAGGCCGAGCAGACGCTGAACAACGCGGTCAAGTTCGGCCTCATCGACCGTAACACGGCGAACCAATACCTGGAGCTTGCGCGCAAGTATTATCAAGATCTCATCGACCCGCTTGGCAAGATCAACCGCGAGCTGGACCAACAGATTGAGATTATGAAGGTGGACACCGGCGAACGCCAAGTGGCCGCCCAACTGCAACAGATCACTTTGCAACTGCAAGAGCAGGGCATCACGCTGACTGAGAAGGAAACTGCGGGCCTGCGTGCCAAGCTGACGGCCATCGAAGACCTGAACCGCGTGGTGCAGGCACAAGACGCGCTGTACGAGCAAAGTATCGGCAAGCGTAAAGAGTTCGAGGCGCAACTTGTGGCGCTGCAGAACATGCTCGCAAACCCGCAGTTCACCACAGGTGACGCGGCCACGGCGACGTCCAACATGCTCACCAGCATGGGCCTCGACATCAACGGCACGCAGGTCGCCATCCAGGCGCAGCTTGCCGCGTTCGAGACCATGTACGCGCAGATCGACGCCATGCGGCAGAAGAACCTGCTGAGTGAACAAGACGCAGAGATGCTGCGCACGCGCGTCGCCATCGAACAGCATCAGGCGCGCTTCGCCAACGAGCAGCAGTTCTTCAGCAGCCTCGCAACGCTGTCCAACAGCAGCAACAAGAAGCTTGCAGCCATCGGCAAGGCGGCAGCTATCGCGCAGGCAACCATCGACGGCATCGTGGCCGTGCAGAAGGCCCTGGCGAGCGCCCCGCCTCCGTACAACTACGCGCTTGCCGCTGCCGTGGGCGTGGCGGCTGCCGCGAATGTGGCCAAGATCGCAGGATACGAACAGGGCGGCTATACGGGCGACTACGGCAAGAAGACCGTTGCCGGCGTGGTGCACGGCCGCGAGTTCGTTGTGAACGCCGAGGGCACGCGCAAGAACCGTGCGGCGCTGGAGGCGATGAACAGCGGCAAGGATCTCAGCTCGCTTGGAGGCAACGCCAGCAACGTTCGCGTCATTGTCAACAACAATGCCGACGGCACGCGGGCCACCACGCAAGAGCGGCAGACGCCGGACGGGCGTGAGATCGAGATCACCGTGGCTGCTACCGTGGCGCGCGACATCAACCGGGGCGGGCCCATCGCAACAGCCATGGAGTCCCGCTACGGCCTCAACCGTGCCGTGGGGTCTGCGCGATGACGTTGGCGGTTTACCTCAAGTTCGACGCCCTGCCGTTGGTAGACCAGCAGGGCCACACCGTTAATGACGTCGTCGAATACACCGACTATGTCGGGCTGGACACCGTGCACCGCATGGGCACGTCCGGGTCCAGCTTGAGCGGCTCGGCTGAGTTCCCCGAGTATCAGCAGAACTTCTGGGTTGGCGAGTGGGACACCGACCACCTCGGCACGGTCACCAACGGCAAGTTGACGCTGAAGACGTGCGTCTACAACCCGAACGGCTGGCGCAACCCAGTTGATGACACCGACTCCTTCTGGCTGCAACCGCTGGGCGGCCCGGCCAACTACTCCGGCACGTTGTTCTATAAAGCCGACTACGGCTACGACCCGGCAGACCTGGAGTTCGGCGGGCGGATCAAGGTGTATGGCGGCTCCAATGTGGGCACGCCCGAGTTCATTGTCACGTACAACCTGCCGCCCGGGGAGTGGGTAGAGATTGCCGTGTACTACGACGCCGGCACGGCCTACGTGTTCGCCGACGGCGTGTTCCTTGGGCAGGGCAGCGTCACGCCGATCCCCGAAGACACCGAGTTTGTTACCGACGGCTTGTCCGCTCCGCTGGGCGACATGCGCATCGACGAGCACAAGCTTTACTTCGACGAAGCCGACCCGCCGATTGCACCGCCGGCACCGCCACCCGCAGAGCCGCCACCCGTCGATGAATCGCCAACCGGCATTCGCTACCCGGCGGACCTGCCGGGGCCGCTGCGCGAGAACTTCATGTCCACGCGCGAAGACAGCCGCAGCGCGTTCGAGCCCGCCATCGGCCGCCCGCGCCGTCGCAATACCATGCGGTTCGCGCCGTACAAAACGCAGGCGTGCTTCCAGTACACGGCGGTCCAGTACCGTTACTTCGACCAATGGTGGCACCAGGACACACTCGGCGGAGCACGGCAGTTCGACATCGAGTTGCCGCTCAATTACAACAGCAACGCATGGTTCACATGCGAGTGCATTGGCGAGCCGTCAGCAGAGGCACTGGACGGCGGGTACTGGCGCGTGACGATGCAACTGCGCTCAAAGTTCCCGATGTTCTACTACCGGCCCAGCGGCACGGACGAGCTGTACGGCACCACCAGCATCGGCATCACCAATGCACGAGGCAATCTGGAGCTGTCGCTTGTGCTGTATGGCAAGGCTGACATCCAGGTTACCCCGCGTGGCCGGCTGCTTCCGATTGGCATGTACGGCTTGGCTTCTGGCAGCGGTATTCAAACAGCGCGCGGCCGGTTCTTCGGCACGCCCAACCTACTCAAAGGCGCAGCTAGCATCGTTGTCACCCCGACGGGCATGCTGGAAGAACTGCCATGATCTCCAACCAGACTCGCGAGTTCCTGCCGCTGGACGTCCCGCCCGTAACCACAGTTAACGGGCAGCGCCCGGCCAACCGTGTCGCCGCCACGGAGCAGGAGAACGCGGTGCGGTCACGGCGCGGCTACACGCTGGACCCTGGGATGACTTGCGAGGTCACCTGGGAGATGTTCAGTTACGAGTTCGGCACGTTCGAGAGCTGGTGGACGTACACGCTGAAGAACGGGCTCAAGCCGTTTTGGATGCAGCTACCGTCGCCGGACGGCCTGGAGGCGTGGTGCCTTGTGCGCTTCGTTGAGCCTTACGAGATGGTGCCGGCTGGCTTCGACCAGAACACCGTTACGGCCCGGCTGGAGCTGCGCGACCGCTTCGTCCTGGCGACACGCCCGTACACGGTGCCGGCGCCGTTCACTGTGGCTAACTTGGACGACGACCCGCTGTGGGCCAACGTTGCCTTCGCTGCGCCGTTTGAGACAGCCACGCAATTGGACGACGTGAAGAACAGTTTCACGCCCGAGACCGTTGGCGGCACGGTTGACCTTGTGGACGGCGTTGGCGAAGAGCCGGCGCGGCACGCCTACATTCACGGGGACGAAGCGTTTGTCGACTACGGGGCGAACACGGAGTGGGATCTGCGGGCCAGCTTCCCCGGCGTCGCCTTCTGCATCGAGTGCTGGATCCAGAATCGCGGCGGAGAGAAGGACAGCGTTGTCTGGTGCATGAACACCACGGAGGGTGAGCCCGAAGCCGATCCATATGCACGGGCTTACGGCCTTGCCGTGCGTCGGCGGCAGCTTTATTTCTGGTGCGCTGACAACGCTTCGCAAACACGCTATTTCGAGGCCCTGCTGGAAGACGCACTCGTGCCCGCAACGGACTGGTATCACTGCTTCGTGCAGGTGCGGAAAGGCTTCCTGGAAATCGGTGTGGCGCCGCTTGGCGCCGTGGTTGGCACGGTGTACACGCTGGCACCGTTCTTCTACAACCTGCCGATCTGGCCGCGCTTTGTGCTCGGCAAAGACGATGCACAGTTCCTCTACGACCTGATGCACTACTACACCGGCAAAATTGAAGACCTGCGCATCACGAACATTGTCCGGTACGACTAGGGCATACTCCCGCCATGCCTTCAATGCGCCCACCCCGTCGCGGTGTGTCCTACTCGGATGCGCTGGCGGCAGCCTACGCAACAGCGCCGACTGACGACATTGTGTTCGACACGATTGAGCTGTTGCATCCAACGTTCATCGACGAGAACAGCTCCACCATCCCGGTGCGTGTGGTTAACGACCACCAAGAGCTCCTGGCCTACCTGGAAGACGACGCACCGCTCAACGCCGGCGAAGAGGTCACGTTCAGCCCTTGCTACTTCTCGTTCACACGTCCGCCAGAAGCCGAAGCTGTCAGCAGCACGCCGGAGGTAGAGCTGCGTGTCGACAACGTGTCGCGGCTGCTGATCCCGTACCTGGACCGCGCCAAGGAAAGCCGTGTGCCCATCACGATGATCTGGCGGCCATACCTGCTCAGTGACCTGAGCGGCCCGCACATGAACCCGCCACTGACGCTGACGCTGCGGAACATTGGTGGCGACATGACGAGCCTTGTGGCGCGTGCCGGGCTGTCTGACCTCACCAACCGGCGCTTCCCTGCGTCTGACTACATTGCCCGGCGCTTCCCGGGATTGGTGGTGCGATGAGCCACTGGGCATCTGAACTCATCGGCAAACCGTGGAGCTTTGGCGCCACGGGGCCTAACGAATTCGACTGCTGGGGCCTTGCCCGCTATGTGCAGGAGGTGCGCTACGGCATCAAGATGCACGCGCTCGGGCACGGGTACAGCTATGAGGATTGGCGGCTTGCAGCCGAAGCCATCGAAGCCGACGAAGAGCGCCAACACTGGCAGCAGGTGACCACACCGCTCGAAGGCGACCTTGTGCTCATGGGCCGCAACAAGCTGCCTATCCACATCGGCATTTGGATCTACGCCAACGGCGGCTTCGGTGTGTTGCACTGCATCGAAGGCACGGGCGTCATGTTCACACCAGCTTCCAACCTGCGCATGCTGGGCTGGCGTTACCTCTCCTACTTCCGGCACGTCAGCAAATGCACCACCAGCTAGTCGAACTCAGCCAACTGGGCCCGGTGGTTGTGCACGCGAGCGGCGTGCTGAACGTCGGGCATCGCGAGGTGTTCCGCGCCGAAGCGGGGCAGTCGCTGCGCGAGCTGGCGCCGAAGAGCAACCTGCCGACGCTGTGCCTGTACAACGGCGAGTTCGCCATTCAAGACGACTGGGACTGGATTCCCAGCAGCGACGATCATGTGGTCTACGTGACGTTGCCGAAGGGTGGCGGCAACGCAAGCCAGCAAGTGCTCGGCGTTGTGCTGATCATCGTCGGCTACATCGTGCCGGGCGCGCAGGCGCTGATCTTCGTCGGCATTGCGCTCCTTGCCAGCGGGCTGATGCCGGCACCGTCTTATGCGCCGCTGGCTGACCTCAGCAACGGCGCGCAGAGCCCGTCGCCCACCTACAATATCAGTTTGGCAGGCAACACCGCGCGCCTCGGCCAAGCGATCCCCGTGCTGTACGGGCGTCACATCATCCTGCCGGACTTCGCTTCGCAGGCTTACACAGAGTTTGACGGCAACGACAATCAGTTCTACTACGCCCTGTTCTGCTTGGGGCAAATGGACAAGTTCACCGTCGAGACGGTGATGATTGACGACACGGATATTTCGCACTTCGAAGAAGTCACCATGCAGTACGTCGGTCCGAACTTCGGCCCGCCGCTGTCGCTGGTGCACCCCGCTGTCGTCAACGCGCCTGAGGTTGCCAGCCAAGACATGGAGTTCGGCGCCTACATCGGGCCGTTCGCGTGCTGTGGCCCTGGCTTGCGTGCAACCATCATCGGCATTGACATCACGTGCCCGAAGGGCCTGTACTTTGCCGAAGACGATGGCACGCTGGGCACCAAGTCTGCAAGCTGGTTTGTGGAGGCGCGGAAGATCACCGACGCGGGTGGCGTGGCCGGCGTGTGGACGTTGATTGGCAACGAGTCGCTGACTGCGTCCACGAACAAGCCCATCCGCCGCACGTACAAATACACCGTGGCCGCTGGCCGCTACGAAGTGCGCGTGTCGCGCCAAGACGTGCGGGACGACAACGCACGCGCAGGCCACGACCTGCAATGGCTGGGCATGCGCGCGTACCTCAACAGCGGCGCGCCGATGGAAAGCAGCGCGACGTTCATGGCGCTGCGCATTCGCGCCACCAGCCAACTGAGCGGTCTGTCCCAGCGCCGCATCAGCTTGATCCTTCGCCGGTGGCTGCCGTCGTGGAGCCCCGGCGGTGGTTGGGCTGCGGCAGCAGAGACGTCGAATCCTGCGTGGGCGCTGGCAGACGCACTGCGGAACAGCGATTACGGCGGCATGGTGCCCGACAACCGCATCGACCTGCAGACGCTATACGAGCTGTCTCTGGTCTGGGAAGACCGGGGCGACGAATTCAATGGCATCTTTGACAAACGGATCACGCTGTGGGCCGCGCTGTCTGCCATTGCCCGCGCTGGCCGGGCCCGCCCGCTCATGCGCGGCAGCGTGTTTACGTTCATCCGAGACGAGCTGCAAGACCTGCCGGTGGCGCTGTTCACCATGCGCAACATCAAGCGCGGCAGCTTCAACATTGAATACACCATGCTGTCCGACGACAGCACGGACGGCCTGGAGCTTACGTACTTCGACGAGACCACGTGGAGCGAAGCGACCGTTGTGGTCAAGGTGGAAAGCAACAACACGCTGACCATTATCGACCCCGACTCGGAAGACCCGCCGGCTTCGCCCGCCAAGCTCAGTTACATGGGCATCACGAACCTGAAGCAAGCGACGCGCGAAGCACTGTACACGGTGGCAGACGCCACGTACCGCCGTGTCGCCATTTCGTTCGTGACGGAGATGGAGGGCTACCTCCCGTGCTGCGGTGACCTCGTTGGCGTTGCGCACGATATCGCGGGCTGGGGCGTCAACGGTGAGATTGAAGACTACGTTGAAGAAACGCAAACGGCGGTGTCTACCGAAGAACTGTCGTGGACGGTCGGCAACAACTACGCAGTCATCCAGGGCGCGTCTGGCGACGTGTATGGCCCGTATTTGATTGCTCCCAGCGAAGCCCGGCGCTCTTTTGTTTTCCTTGAAGCGCCCGACCCGGCTGCTGACATTTACACTGGCACCGACCGTGAGCGCACCCGGTTTGCCATGGGCCCGGCGAACGCTTACGCGAAGTTGTGCCGTATCGTCTCTATCACACCGCAGTCTAACAACGAGGTGCAGATTCGGGCGGTTGTGGAGGATGCCCGTGTACATGCCGCCGATGGTGGCGGGGGCGGTGGTGGCGGCGGAGATGACGGAGAGCGGATCTGCCGTTATGCGCCCGACGAGACACCAGCATACGATGCTGCGTCGGAAGAGGAACATGACAGCTACGGGTTCTTCACCAACGAAGACCGCACGGTAGGCGAGAACCAAGACCCGGGATACGTATATGCCTCTTAGCCACGTTGCAGTCGCCGACCCAGTACTGGCGGCGACAATGAACGCGATGATCGACCACTACAACAATCGCGGTGGTCGCACGGTGTACGTCAGCAACGGGACGTTCACGCTACCCGCTGGCATCAACCGGTTCCGTGTCACGCTGTGCGGCGGTGGTGGACGTGGGCATGCCGCCGTGGACGTTGGCTTTGGCGAAGACAGCACCGTGCTTGCTGGTGGCGAGGGCGGCGATGCCCCAATGATCAGCGCCGTGATCTCCGGCTACGACGCCGGCACTGCGTTCAACGTCACCATCGGTGCCGGTGGCACCAGCGGCACACCGACGGGCGGCACCACCAGCTTCGGAACACTGATGAGCAGTGCGGGCGGCCAGATTGGCGGCACGCCGACCGGTGTGTGGTATGACGCGGTCGTGCCGAAGGGCAACCCGGGCGCGGCAACGTTCCCGCCGGGCGCCCCGACCGTCTTCCACGACAACGATCATTACTGCCGCTACATCTTCCACTTCGGCATCATCCGAGGCTTCGGCAAGGGTGGTCGCGGTGGTGCCGGTATCAAAGGTTACGGCGGCACGTACGAAAGTCTTCACTCGCCCGGCCCGGAAGACGGGTCGCCCGGCGTGTGCGTTGTGGAATGGTAAGGAGCTGACATGGCTGGTTTGACGAACTACTTGCGGAACAACCTGATCGACTGGCTCATGCGCGGCCAGACGTTCACTCCGCCGACATCTGTGTTCATTGCGCTGGTGACCACAACGCCCAACGCGGCCACGGCGGGCACGGAGGTGAGCGGCACGGGTTACGCCCGCGTCGAAGTACCAACGTCGCTCACCGACTGGTGCGGCACGCAAGGCGCAGGCAGCACCAGCGCCAGCAGCGGCACCAGCGGCACGACCAGCAACAACGCCGACATCGACTTCGGCACCGCTGGCGGGGCATGGGGAACGGTGACCTACTGGGAAGCGTACGACGCCGTCACCAGCGGGAACCGGCTCATGTGGGGCGCCATTGTCGACAGCGGCGGTGTGCCGACACCGCGTTCCATTGCCAACGGAGACCCGGTCAAGTTCCCGACCTCGGCGCTGTCGATCCCCTGGGCCTAAGGAGGGCTGCACCATGCGCAGGATGCACCTGATCCCGAACTGGAAGAACGTGCTCAAGAAGGCGTGGTCGGTGCGCCTTGCCTCTGTGGGCGCGGTACTGTCGGCGGGCGAGCTTGTGGCGAACCAGTACGCCCCGGCCGGTGGCAAGCTGGCGGCTGCCGGCGCCGTGTGCGGAGCTGCTGCCGTCGTGGTGCGGGTGCTAGACCAGCAAATCAACGGCACAGGGGGCACGCAGCCATGACCGAAGCCCAACCCACCCGGACGCCCCGCGCGAAGCGCCTAGGGGTCGCTGCGGCCGTTGCGGCGGCACTCGCTGTGCCAGCCGAGGGCCTGCGGCAAGTGGCCTACTACGACCCGCCCGGCATCCTGACGGTGTGCTACGGGTCAACAACCAATGTGGTCAAGGGCAAGGTGTACAGCCTGGAAGAATGCCGGGCGCGCCTGGACGCCGACATGATGGGCGCGGTGGTGCAGGTCGACCGCTGCGCGCCCGAGGCCCCGCCGGCTGTGCTGGCAGCGTTCAGTGACGCAGTCTACAACCTGGGCCCGACCATCGCCTGCAACCCGCAGGCGTCGACGGCTGCGCGCATGCTGGCCGCGAAGGACTGGGCCGGCGCGTGCAATCAACTGCCGCGCTGGGACAAGGCCCGTATCGCCGGCGTGCTGGTGCCGCTGCCGGGCTTGTCCAAGCGCCGGGCAGCCGAGCGCGACATCTGCCTCAGCTACGCGACGTCTTGAGCTTGGGCCCGGCGCACTGCTGGGCGTAGGTGTGCCGCCAGTCGGGGATCTGCCCCGCGTACACGGCTGCGCAGTAAGCGGAAGTGTCCACCGGTCGGACGTCCCGCAGCCACAGCCCAACAGCGGCACCCAGCGTCCACAGCAACACCAGCAAGCCAAATGCCCACAGGTAGGGCGCGAACCGGGCTGGCCGGGCCGTGGCTGCGCGTTTGCGCCGTGGGCAAGGGGTAGGGCGCCCCTGGCGGCTGGGGGCCCGGAAACCGCTGCCTTCACGCAGGTTGGTTTCGGGCGCGTAGCCCTCGCTGTAGGCGCGCTGTGATTCACGCATCGTAAGCCTCGCTTTCATAGTTAGGAACCGGCTCCTGTTGTATGCCTCTAATGTAGGTGATGCTAGACGCATCGCCTACCCAGGAATTCTACTTACCCCAGGTTGTCGATGCTGTGCCCACGGCGGCCGGCGCGATTGCTGAGGTTGAGGTTCAGCACGTTGCAAGAGTCAACCACGAACTGCCACTCGATGCCGGCGGCCTTCGCTTGCGCCTTGGTGATGCAGTAGCAACCCAGGATCGAGCCGTTGCCGAAACCGTTCTTGACCGTCAGCAAGGCTGCATACAGGTCAGCAGGACCACGCAGGTCGGCTGCGCGAATCATTTCGTTCGGGTGGTTAAAGGCTTGCATGTAGGTCTCCGGTTGCGATGGCTCTAATGTAGAGCGGTCGGTGCCTCTTGAGCAAGTCGACGTTACATTTGTTACATCTCTCACTCGCAGTGTCCCCAGTCAGGCCCGATCTCCATGTCGGCCCGCACCGGGATGCGCAGCGGAATTGCCGTCTCCATGACGTGCTGCATGTATGCGAAGGCCTCTTCGGTGCCGGGTGCGCCAGTGTCGCTGAAGTCCAGCTCGTCGTGCACCGTGAGGCGGGGCACGCCGGTGACGTCGAACACGCCCTCTTCCCAGCAGCGCAGCATTGCTTTCTTCATCAGGTCCGCCGCGCTGCCTTGCAGCTTGCGGTTCAGCGCCTTGTGCGTGTGCGCCCGCTCGATGTTGTTGCCGTACTTGTTGAGCGCGGCGGTGTAGGGCAGGGCGACGCCTTCGTTCTCCCACCCGGCCGGCTCCCACAAGTCGAAGCGGCTGGCACGGTTCAGGATCGTGCGCACGGTGCCGGTGCGCTGGGCCTCTTGAATGCAGTCCTCCATGGTGGCCTGCGCAAACGGGACGGCCGTGTGGTAAACCTTGAAGAGGTTCTTACCTTCCTTCTTGGTGAGGCCCAAGCTGCGCGCCAGCTTGTCGACGCCCATGCCGTAGATCAGGCCGAAGTTGATATTCTTGATTGGCTTGCGGCGGTGCTTGCGCTTGTCCTTGGTGCTGATGTCCCAGCCGGCGACAGGTGCCACGAGGTCGAGCGTCCACTCGTGGTAGTCGGTTGCGGGGTTGGCGATGAAGCGGCTGCGCGCGTCGTCGCTGCCCGGCCCCACTGCAAAGTGGATCAAGAACCGGTACTCGATCTGCGAGTAGTCGTACCGACGCCATTGCTTGTGACCGTCATCGGGGATGAACAGCCCGCGCACCAGCGGCGCCAGCTCTTCGTCGCGGCTTGGCAGGTTCTGCAGGTTTGGTGTGCTGCCGCTGAACCGGCCGCTGCGGGTGCCCGACTGGTCACTGCGCAGGTTGTGGAACTGACCGTAGACCATGCCGGCGCGCTGGGCGTTGAGGATGTAGCTGCGAACGAACACGTTCTTCAGCTTCTCCAGCTTGCGCACATCGCGGATCGCAGCGCCGACCGGATGGTCTAGCTCTTCTAAGAACTCTTTCCGGAAGCTTGCCTTGCCCTTGGCCGTCTTGGGGTACGGGACGCCCAGCTTGTCGAACGCCCGCACAATGGTTTCCGCACTGTCGACATTGACCACACTGCCGGCCATCTCGTTCAGCGCTTCGTTCGCCTTCTTGGCGCGCTCGCCGAGCGTCTCATACAGGGCTTCGGCGCGCGGGATGTGCACGCGCACGCCAGCGAACCGCATGGCAATGAGCAACGGCGTTAGCCGGCACTCGATGTGGAACAGGTCCAGCAGGCCGTCGCGCACCAAGAGCGGCCACTGCTGTTCAATGACACGCAGCGGCAGGTCCGCGTCTGACTCAGCATACGGGCCCGACAGGCGCGGCGACGTGCGGTAGATATTCTTCCGCTGCACCGGGCTTGCCGGCCCGCCGTAGGCGCGTGCACACCAGTCGTAGAGGATGCGCGAGTCCTTGCCTTCGCCCAGGTACTTCTGACCCAGCGTTTCGAGGTTGACCTGCGCCCGTTCGTCCAGCAGTGCTTCGGCGTGTTGCACGTCGTACAGGGTGCCGCGCACCTCTACGCCTTCGTGCTTCAGCCAGCCAACGTCGTAGATGATGTTGGCGCCGACCTTCGGCTGGTGTGCCCGGCCCAGTTGTTCAGCCGCCCACGCCAGCACGGTCGCAGGATCCCAGTTGTACTCGGGCTCTACCTCGTGGCGAATCGGGAAGTACCACCGCCCGCCACCGTCCGCGCCGACAGCAATGCCGACGATATGGCCCACGCCGCGCGCCCAGCCGGGGCCCTTGCCCTTGACCTCGTTGCCGTCGTCGTCTTTGTAGTCGGTCAGCTCCGGGTCTTTGGTCTCCAGGTCAATGGAAATGACACGTGCGCGCGACAGGTCCGGCAGGTAGCGCGGCGGCTGCCAGCCGGTGTCGGGCGTTGGCGGGATGATGCGCGGGCCGCGTTCGCCGCGTGCGGCTTTGACGGGTATGTCCTCCCAGAACATTCCGAGCGCGTCAGCTCGCATGAGTGAAGAGCGTCCTTTCGGCGCGTTTGCGTGCGGCTACAGCGTCTAGCAGACAGGCGTAAAGGCCTAGGTTCACAGGACGCCCGTCCTTCATTATGCGTGGTTCCCAGAGTTTGTCTTTCTCGCGCCAACGAACACCGCGGACACCGCTCTTGCTATTGCGGTGTGCAACGCGATTCTGGGCGTTTTGCGGGTGTGTTGCTTCGCGCAGGTTGTGCCAGCTATTGTTCCACGGACGCCGGTCTTCGTGGTCTATTTCGAACGCTGGCCATTCGCCGGTCACAAGCAACCACGCAACACGGTGTTGCCGATAACTTCTACCGTTGAAACTAACAATTCGATAACCGTGTTTATCGAGCGAGTAACAGGGCACGCCATCTCGATATAGCCTGCCTGTGACAATGCTGTACGCGAACCCCGCAGCCACGAAGTCAGCTCTCACTTGCGCATCCCAATGATTGCGCCGCGAATGTTCTCACCAAAGAACAAGCACGGCTTCGGGTATGTGGTGAAGTCAACCTGCACGGCCACGCCTTGCAGCAGTTCCAGCATCTCGATGTTGTACACCCCGTCCACTGCCAGCCCGTCCACAGCGTAGCTCGCGCCCTCACCCTCGGCCTCGTGCGTGCACATGCTGCCACCCTGGAACAGCACCCGGCCCAGCTTGTCGGCGAACGGCTTGATGACTTCAAGGGCCTCGAAGATACGGCTGTCGACGGGCTGCGGTGTGCAAGGCTGGTCCAGCACGCGGCTCAGGTCCGGCCAGTCTGCCGGCAGCAACTGCGTGCGCAGCCAGCGGCGGCCCTCGTAGTGGAAGGTGACGCTTGTCTCGTCGTACTGCGCATGCGATGGCGGCTCGCCGATACGGATCAGCTCGCGTACTGCGGTGCGCGGGAGGTTGGCAACAATGGGCAGCGTGCTACCGGCCCAGAACTCTACTAGCGTCACGTTGTTGGTGGCGAACATGCTGCCGCCCTTTAGCAGCACGCCATTGCACCACGCCCGGCTAGCGTCCTCGCCGATGAATGCCTGCACGGCCTTGAGCCCGGCCAGCAGCGCAACCCCGTTCACCTCCACCCGCTGCCCCGTTGGCAACAAATGCGGCGTCTCGCCGTCAACGCAGTCGATGAACGTCTTAAAGCTGCCGCTCTTCACGCTGAGTCTGCCGGCGGGCGTGAGGCTCAACTGCACCGTGTCGGCGCAGTTGCCGATTGCACGCACCAGCGTCTCCGCCTTGGGCTTGCAGGCAATGTCGAACGGGATGGGGCTGCATAGCGCGATGGTGCCGTTATAGCCCCGCACCGTGCCGTTCTCGATGCAGAAGTGGGTGAGCGCCGGCAGGAAGTCTTTCTTGGCGACGGCGCCCTGCACGAACTTGAGGTCAGCGAGCATGTGGTGAAGTAGGTGGCAACGCAGGGAACACCAGCGCGCTCTGCCCCTTGGCAGCCAGCACGCGCTCTGTGCAAGCATGGCACAGGCCGCAGGGCTCGTCGTTGACTGGCCGGCGACAGCTCCAGGTGTGCTGCGCCAGTTCGCCCAGGTTGGCCCAGTGCCATGCCTTCGCCTTGGTGTACAGCTCGGGCAGCCACGGTGTAAGCGTCTCGGCCTCGTCACCAAGCACCCGCCGTGCGATGGTTTCGAACCGTGTGCACGGGCCGCGCCATTTCATCGGCGGTGCACCCGAGCCCCGGTGCCACTCGTCCTCTGCACACCAGCCACGCAGCACCCGCTCCGCGCCAACGTGCCGGGCAACCACGCGGCCGATCGGGTACAGCACTTCGGCGTCGATAGCCGTAGCCTGCCCTTCCATGATCGTGATGGCGGAGCGGGTAACCACAAGGTTGGCAGGCAGCAGGCGCCGCAGGCGGTTCACCGCACGCCGCTCGCACAGGTGCCGGCGCTCCTGGTTCTGCAGTTCAACGAAGTGCGCGTGCACCTCTGTGTCGGGCTGCTGCAAGGCCCACAGCAGCAGCGACGTGCTCTCGACGCCACCGCTCCACAGCACTACGACTTTCACGGCTCGACGTCCACGTGCATCGCGCCGTAGTTGTTCATCATGAACAACCGCATGTCTTGGTCGCCGCGGTTGGCAATGCCGCCCAGCGAATCAGACTTCCCGTTCGGCTCCATGCCGGCAAACACCATAGAGCTGAACATACCGGCAGCCGTGCACGTCACCTCGGTGTGCTTCGGGTACTGCATGCGCAGCATTGCGGTGAGTTGTGCGGCGGCGAAGCTGTGCACCAGATGCTCCGGGAAGGCAATCGGGAACTCCATTGCGCTGTCTTCGCCGGGTTTGCGCACGCGCAGAACAACGTATTTCATGAGACCTCAAAAGAGTTGTTGGACCTTGTGGCAGTCTAGCACGCCATTGCAGGCGGCGAAGTGATTGTTCAGCTCGACGTTGAGCTTCATGTATCCAAGCATGTTGAACGCGGCGCGGCTTTGGTACACCGACGCAAGACGCTCGTGTTCGAAGCCCTCCTGCATCAGTTCTCGCTCGACCTGCTCTCGCTCCGGTGCGGTGAGCGTCGACAGGTGCCGGCCCATGTCGTGCCGGCTTGGGCTCTTCTCTGAGATGGCAATGGGCCCGTGTTCGACGGTGTAGATGCTGCCGAAGCTGGCGGCCTGGATCCACGAGGAGCTGTCAACGCTGTGCCACGGGTAGCGCTCCATGAGCGAGATGGTGGTGACGCCGAAGGCGTGCACCTTGAGCTTCGGGCGCCCGGCCCCGTCCAGCATGTAGCGGTCCCACACGCGGTCGAGCCACTGCATGACGTCTTCGGCGCTTGTGCGCACCATGCCGCCGATCGTGATGTATTCGTAGTTCGCAACGTACCACTCAAGGTAACGCTCGTCCTCGCCAAAGTGGAAGCAGGGGAGCGGCTTGGCCCCCTTACGCTCCATGTAGATCTGGTTCTGGTACGTAAGCAGCGGGTCGCCAATGCCGTCAAGCACAGACGCCATTAGCACACCGTCCTCTACCCGAATGATGTCACGGTTGCGGTGGATGTATTCGCAGTATTCGTCCACGCTGATGTCAATGCCGAGGCTCTTCGCCGAGAACGCGCCAGAGTCCAAGAACACCTTAGCGCCGCTGGCGCGCATCTCGTCCACATACCGCTGCTTACCGACGTAGTGGTATGACTCCAGGATGTGCGGGATGTTGTCGACAACCTGCCGCTCGCGGTCGTTGAAGTGGGGGTACTGCTTTTGCCCCCACCTGTATTGATTGGTGTAGACGGCCGCAAGGAAGAGGTTCATAGCCGCGCGATGTCCAGGGCCTGCATCGTTTCCGTGTAGCGGCGCCGTTGGTAATCGGGCTGGTCCAGCTTCTCTGCCCAGTATTCGCGCGTGTGCCAGTAACCCGGGTGCTTGACCCACGGGTGCAGGCTGGCCGCGTCCTGGCCGGTGGCTGTGGTCAGGGCAACCCAGCGCTTGAAGCAGCTACTGCACTGACCACAGTGCATGTCGCCGCCGTCGTAGCAGCTCACCGTCTGCGTCAGCTTGTGCAGGTCGCCGCCGCGCTCCAGGTAGCGCTTGACAAGCTCGGTCTTGCTTAGGCCTCGGAATGGCGTAAGGATGTCGAAGTCACGTCCGAACGTCCAGTATTGTTTACGGTGGCTGATGCGCAACACACCTTCCATAGCGGCAACGAACTGCGGCGACTTGTCGCTGTTGACTTCGTCGCCGATGACGCCGAAGTAAATGGTGTCGCCGTGCTGGGCCGCGCACAGCAGGAGCTCCGCGTTGCGGAACGGGATGATGCCGGTCGGCTTGTGCTCATACTGGGCAAAGCGTGCGCCGCTCATGTAGATCAGCTCGGCGCCGGCAGCCTCTGCCACGTTGGCCGCGCTGCGCAGCTCTTTGTCGACGTAGGCTTGGCCGATGTCAACGAAGACATGCTTGGCGCCGCGCACTTCGGGCTCCATGGCAAGCAGAAAACTATCCATGCCGCCACTGCTCAACAATACCTTGCTCATACGGGTGTGCTCCTTGGGTAGATATGCCCCGGGAACGGGGCTGCGCGGGCCGCCAGCGCGTGCGGCCGGGTGCGCTGGTGCTGGGGTAGCCTGCCGGCGGCCGGCGCGCTGTAGGCCGTAGCTTACGCCACGGCGGCGAAGAACTCGGCGCGACTGCGCGGGTCGTCTTTGATGCAGCCGCGCAGCGCTTGTGTCTGCGTGTGGTGACCCTGCTGCTTGATGCCACGGGACTCCATGCACATATGCCGCGCACGTACGATCACGCCGACGCCTTTGGGTTGCAAGTGCTCCACCAGCGCGTCGGCGATTTGTACCGTCAGCCGCTCTTGGACTTGGAGACGGCGGGCAAAGCAATCGGCCAGTCGGCTGAGTTTGCTGAGCCCGACGATTTTGCCGTTGGGGATGTAGGCGATGCTTGCCGTGCCGAAGATGTCAGCCAAGTGGTGCTCGCACTTGCTGTAGATGGGGATGTCCTTGACCAAGACCATTTCGTCGTAGCTCTGCGCACCATCTTCGAACACCTTCAGTATGTCAGCCGGGTCCATCGCGTAGCCGCCGCACCAGTGCCGCCACGCCTTGACCACACGGGCCGGCGTGTCGCCCAGCCCTTCGCGGCCGGGCTGCGGGTCCAGCATGTGCAGCAGGCCCCGAAACAGCTCCTCGGGGCGCACGCGCTGCGTGTCACGGCCGTAGTCAACAACCGGGACGGTGCTCTGCTCTTTGTTCATGGCTTCGTGTGCGTCGGCCATTTGCTGCATGGACTTGAACAGTTGGCTCATGCCTTACTCCGAGTAGATGGCGCTGTTGGCACCGTGCTCACGGACTTCCACCTTGCTCACCTGCACGCGCTGCGCGTAGCCGTTGTCTTTGAGCCAGAGCTGGGTGTATTCGAAGATCAGCTTGGCGAAGGCTTCGCAGCCCGTGGCCTGCACGATAACAATGTTCGCCACGTCGTAACCCGACAGCGCGCACAGCTCGTCCTTCCACGGGTCGTCCTCGGCGACGAGTAGCTTGTGGTCGAAGGTGTTTTCCAGCATGCCCTTGAAGCTCTTCAGGCTGCCGAAGTCAACCACCCAGTTCCGCACGTCCAGTTCGCTGGCGCGGAACTCAACGTGCACGGCCAGGGCGTAGCCGTGCAAGTGCCGGCAGTGGCTCTGCGCCTTGTGCTGGCGGAAGCAGGCCGACAGGCCGATGTCGTGCCCGTATGTCTTTGTCGAGTAGTACATCAGAGGAGCCCCACGGTTTTGTGAAGTTGGAGTTGGAAGGTGTACCCGTACTTCAGGCAGGTCGCCAGCGCGGCCTTCTGGTTCTGGTGGTTGTGCGCGCCGATCGCGTAGCCGGTGCCCTCGTCCATGGGCTGCACGTACACGGCGCCAATGAGGCCAGGGACGGTGAAGAAGTCACTGGGCGGGCGTGCGACGCGGCCCTGCGTCTCGTTGTACAGCGCGAAGGTCGGCAGCCCGTCGTCTGGGTCGACGTGCCTGTGGTCAAGCACGTACTTCCACGCCCACGCACGGTCAACGACGCTGGGGTGCACGCGGAAGGTCTTGGGGCTGCAGACGATGACGGTGCTGGCCGCCAGCCCGTCGGGCACGGGCAGCACACCATTCGTCTCGATTTGGATCTGGTAGCCGGCGTCTTCAAGCAACTGCGTGAGCAGGCCGATGTTCTGGCGAAACGGTTCGCCGCCGGTGATCACCACAAGGCGCGGGCCTTGGTGAATGCGCATGACTTCGGCGACAACGCCTTCCGGCGTCATGCGCGTGCGCTTGCTGGTGTAGTCGGTGTCGCAGCCGGGGCACTGCAAGTTGCAGCCGGCAAGGCGAACGAAGATGGCGGGGTGGCCGCTTAGGGGGCCTTCGCCTTGGATGGTTGGGCCGAAGATCTCGTGTACGTCGACGCTGTCGTCGTCACGGCGGTCCAGTTTCTCAATGGGCTGGATGTTGAGCTTCAAAGTGTACCTCGGGGAGAGAGCAGCCCGCGCGAAGGCGGGCTGCGGGTTTCCGGCGCGCCGTTAGTTTACGACGCGCTGCGGTACATCAAAGCTCAGGCGGCCGGCTTGCCGGCGTTCGCTGCGGCTTGCGCGGCCTGTGCGGCAGCGGCTGCGGTGGCCTGCGCCTTGGCGATGGCAGCCTGGGACAGCACTTGGCCGGTCACGCCGTTGAACTTGCGCCACGCGGCATAATTGCTGCGGACCATGTTGTCGTTCATGCCGGCGGCCTTGGAGGCCAACAGCAGGTCGGCGATCGCCACGGGGGCGCCCAGCTTGCGGGACATTTCGTCCATCAGCGCCCACGCCTTGCCGCACTTGCCATCGGGGCCCGGCCGGCGCACGCCGTTCTGTTCCGGCATCTTGGCGGCTTCCTTGGCGGCCTTGGCGTCGGCGACAGCCTTTTCCTTGGCGGCCTTCTCGGCAGCGGCCTTGTCCTTCTTGGCCTGCGCCTCGGCTTCCTTGGCGGCCTTCTTGGCAGCCGCGTCGGCCTCGCGCTTGGCCTTGGCGTCGGCCTTCTCTTGGTCCTTCTTCGCCTTGGCGGCAGCCTTTTCGGCGGCCTTGGCTTCGGCAGCGGCCTTCGCTTGCGCGGCGGCTTCGGCCGCCAGTTGCTCTGCAGTCTTCTCGGTCATGTGGTGACTCCTGGTGGTTGGTCGGTTGACAATGGGGCGTCCGGCGGACGTGATGGCAATGTAGCAGGGAGCGGGTTTGAGCACAAATCAGCGACGGCAGGCAATCCACATGCTCGAACCCTTGCGAGCGCTGTTGATGTTCACACCAGCCGCTTCCAGGCGTGGTATCGCCACCTTGCGGGCAGCGGCCAGACGTTGCTCTTTCACACCCGGCGCCGTGTCCAGTGGCGTGGGTTCCGGGTACATCTCCGCCAGCACCGCGTCGCAGGCTGCAAAGATCTGCTCTGTCACGCTACCCCCACCCGGCGGGCGCGGTGCGCTTGGCGGGGCTTTTGCGGGCTTTGGCGAGGCGATTGTGGTTGGCAGGTTAACCACGCCGTTCGGTGTGTTCACCGCCAGCACCGCGCGCCCTTGCGCATCGACTGCCGCAATGGTTGCCGTGTAGTGGCCGGGCGGCAGGGTACTCCGAACGCACGTGCCCCGCCGGTCCTGGGCGGTCACCCAGGTATTGACGCACTGCCCTTCCTCGTCGCACTGCGCAGAGCAAGGGCAGGCTACGCATTTGACGTAGCCCATGGCGTTACTCGGCTGCCGGCGTGGCGGTGCGGCCGGAGGCGATGCCGTTGAACTTGCGCCAGTTGTACAGGGCGATCGCCGCGCTGGTGGTCGACAGGCCCGCGTCGGTGGCGGCTTGCTTGGCTTGCTCCAGCGTGCAGGTCGGACCGATCTTGTCGTACAGCGCCCACAGCTTGTCGCCGACGCTGCCGGCGCTTTGGCGACGGATGCCGTTCTGTTCCGGGCGGTCGCGCTGGATCTTCAGCCCGCTGGTGGGCGTGGCGCCTTCGCGGGCCGCGCTGCGGGGTGCGGTGGTGCCTGCCACGGGGGCCGGCGTGGTGTTGGTGCTGGCGGTGAGCTGGCCGAACGCCAGGGCGCCGAAGGCAGCGGCTGCCGTGTCGTTGCCGGCGATCAGCGCGACCTCTTCTTCCAGCGAAGCCGGGGCCGGTGCGGGCACGGGTGCAGCGGGGGCCGGTGCAATGCTGGCGACCTCTGCGGCCAGGGCCGCGACCTTGGCCTCCATCTCGCCGCGCACCGTGGCATGCGGCACCGGGGCGCCGTCACGCATGTAGGTTCCCCACTGGCCGTCGCCGTCTTGGGTCAGGTAGTCTTCGAAGTTCTCCAGCTTGCAGGTCTGCACCAAGAAGCGCTTGGCGTTGGACTTGGCTTGGGCCTTGAACGTGAAGGGGGTCATGTTGGTGCTCCTAACTGTTGAGTTGCCACTCTGTGGACCGCAGCACCGTGCTGCAACCCATGACGCAACTGTACTCGAGCAGTGAGCACCTTGCAAGCGTTTTTAGAGCATTACGCTCAAAACGTTGCAATCAGATAACGACCATCGATTAGAACGGTATATCGTTGTCCATGATGTCTATAGGTGACGGCTTGGGCGGTGGTTCGTACGGCCTTGGGTTCATTAAGTCAACCGCTACGTCGACCGCTGGTTCGTCGCCCGGCACGGCCTGTTGCGTGCCGAACGCGGTGCCGTCGAAGCAAGCGGCCAGGATCTCCGGGTATTGCTTGTTTGTCCAGACCCGTAGGTGCGTCGGTGCGCGTAGGTGTGGCACCAGCGCCAGGGCTTCCGCCGTGGTGGCCGGCACTGCGGCTGCGTTGGCATCTGGCCCCGGCACGCGGGCGCGCCACCACTGGCGGACCTTGCGCTGGCTGAGGCCGTCGCCGTGCTCAAACAGAACGAATTCTTGGAACTTCCTAGAGTAGCCGCTGAAGTACGCGACGCGCATGCTGGGCGGCTTGCCGAGCTTGGTGTGCACGCTGTAGGTGACCTGATCAATTTTGAACACCTCCACCACGGGCATGTCGGCTTTGATCAGGTCAAGCGTACCCGCATGCTGCTGCACGCGCGGGCCGTAGGCTGGGAACTCGTGGCCGCAAAAGACACACATGCGAGCGCTTGCGTGGTTGTACGTCGAGCAGGTAGGGCAGAGCTTGATTGGCGCCTCTCCCACCTTCTCGCCCTTTTTGCGCGGCACCACAGGGTCATTGATGGGCCCTAGGCGGGCCGTGTTGCGCGCGAAGTCCAGCACAAGGCAGTTCGGCTTATGGCTCGCTGCAATGGCGTCTAGGCGCCCCTGGGTGGTTGTCAGGTCGTACCCCGGCGCGTAGTAAGGCCGCGTGCCGCGCCCGAGCATTTGCACCCACAGGATGACAGAGGCAGTGGGCCGCAGCACCACGATGCAGTCGAGCGCCGGGTGGTCGATACCTGTGGTCAAGACATTGTTGTTCGTCAGCGCACGGAGCTTGCCTTGCTTCCACCAGCTAATCACCTCGTCGCGGTCGCCCTTGTGCATGCCAGGGTTGCGCGCCCGTATGGCTGCCGCATCTTTTTCCATGCCCGTATACACGGCCTCGGCGGCAAAGCCGAAGGCGTCGCGCATGATGGCGGCAACGTGCTGCGCGTGTTCGACACCAGCGCAGAACACAAGCCAGCTATACCGATCGGCCGCGAGGGTTGTGGCCTCTTTCAGCGCGGCGTAAGACAGTTCATGCTTGTCAACCGCTGCCTGTAGCTCGCTGGCAATGAACTCGCCGCCCCGTGTGTGCACGCCGTCGGCGTCAAGCTTGGTGTCGGTAGACTTGGGGATCAGCGGGCACAGGTAGCCTTCGCGCAGCAGGCGGTTAAAGGCCTCTAGGCCAGTGATGTCGAAACAGATGTCGGTGAAGATGGGGTGCGCTTCGTGCAGCTTGCCGTGACCCAGCCGCCACGCCGTAGCCGTCAACCCCACGACCTTGAGCTTGGGGTTGACCTTGCGCAGCCCGTCGAAGAACTTCTGATACATGGTGGCTTCGCTGGGGCTAACGAGGTGTGCCTCGTCGACCAACACGATCCCAATGTAGCCGAACTCCTCCGGACGCTTGGCGACGCTGGCAATGCCGGCGAAGGTGATGCGCTGGTGCGTCTCGCGCCGGCCAATGCCGGCACTGTAGATGCCTGCGGGTGCCAGCGGCCACGCTTCGAGCAGCTTGGCGAAGTTCTGTGCAATCAGCTCCTTGACGTGCGTCAGCACCATCACCCGCTCTTGCGGATACCACGCATAAACGCGGCGCAGGAACTCGGCGATAACCACACTCTTGCCCGTGCCCGTGGGCATGGCAACAAGTGGGTTACCGTCCTTCTCTGCGAAGTATGCGAATACGGAGTTCGCGGCTTCGTCTTGGTAGTTGCGTGGTAGCAGGGCCATGACGCCAGTTTACTTGAACGCGCGGGAGTTCTTGGTGTAGAACGAACAGCCTTCGAGCTGCCGTTGCTTGCTAAGGCTAAAGTTCTCGCCTTCGTTGCTGACGCCTGGAGATGGACCAAAAAGCATCTTCATCTGCCGCTCTTTGTTCTCACACCACCACAGGCCGTCTTCGCGCGGCACGCTCCATTCGCACGTGCGGCAGTTGCGCTCAGGCGGGGCGCCATAGTGGCACACGGCGCGGTGATCACAGAACTTGCACTTGAACCAGCTTGGCGACTCGTTGACGCGCTTGGGCGGGTCGCGCATGGGCACAATCTGAATTGCCCGGTGCGTGAACTTGTCGGCCAGCTCGGCGTCCAGCGGGATGACCTCGGCGTAAATGTGGTCGTCATTCTTGTTGACAGCAAAGTACACGCCAACGCCCAGCCCCATCTTCCGCATGTACTGCTGCATCTGCACGTAATGCTCAAACTTGGCGGCACGCACCCCCTCGCCTTCAAACTTGGGCAGCGGCTTGTCAGCCACGATAGCCGCGTGCACGTCGCCCCAGTTGTCGCCAGCAAGTTTTTTGAACGACTTGTCGTTGTGCGTCTTGAACTCGGTCAGTGCGCGAGTGGTTGGGCTAAGGTCGGGTATGCCGTCGGCCATGCCGTCGCCGCTGCCGCCGTAGTGACCGCCGAGTTCGCTGATCTTGAACTGCCGGCCGTTCTCGTCCTGCTGGATAACGGTGCAGCCGATGGTGAGCAGCAGCGCAATGAACCGGGCCTCTTCCAAGTGCCCCCGGTTCCACAGCCGAAGCATGCGGGCTTCGGCACGCTTGGCGGTGGCCCAGTTGAAGTCGTACCACACGGCACGCGCGCAGTCACGGCCGATGCCGCTGGCGCCCATGTGGGTGCGAAATAGGTCGTTGTCCTGCCGGTACGCGTCGCCCATGTGCGGCAGTACACGGCCCTCCCACATGCGGAAGGCGTTGCCTTGATCGAATGCAACGGCTTGATCGAACGCGCGGAGCGTCCGTGTGGCTAAGGTCGTCATCCTGGGCCCAAGTAAAAAGGGCGGCAGCCCTTGCGAACTGCCGCCCGAAGGCTACCTAGAAGCGAGTGGCAACTGCGCGGTTAGGTAGGTCGAGGGACACCCAAAATCAGCGAGCCCAGGGCGGTTGAGCGCCGGGTGCGCCCATGTTACCACCCTGCGGCGCGCCTTGGGCCCAAGGAGCACTCTGTCCACCGCCTTGCGGCTGCTGGGCGGGCTGCTGGGCCGGTTGGCCCGGTTGCTGCTGCCAGGGCTGGGCCGGGGCGCCTTGCGACGGCTGTTGGGCCGGCGCGGGGCCTTGCTGGGGCTGTTGCTGCCAGGGCTGGGAGCCCGGCTGTTGCGTCGGTTGAGCGGCGGGCTGTTGCTGCCACTGCTGCGCGGGTTGCTGGGCCGGCTGCTGCATCGGCTGTTGCATGGGCTGCTGGGCCGGCGGGGCGCCCCAGGGCTGGCCCGGTGCGGTGGTCGGCGCTGCTGCGCCCTGCTGCCAGGGCTGTTGAGCCGGCTGCTGGACGGGGGCCTGCGCCGGGGCACCCCACGCGGCCGGGGCTTGCTGGGCCGGCGGCTGGGCGGGGAAGCCCGCGTTGTTCACCGACGCCGCTGCGACCGGGGTGTCGGTGGGCTCGTTGATGTTCTTCCAGCCCTTGATCTCGTTGCTGGGCTCGTAGTTCTCGCCCGTCGGCTGGCCTTCGCGGTTCAGCTTGGGGCCGCCGGGTCGCATGGACACCTTGATTTTGTGCGGGATGCCGTGCAGGAGGTTGCTGTCCAGGCAGTCCAGAACGCCCGTGGCATGGCACACGGCGCTCAGTTGCTTGTAAGCGATTTCCACCGCCTGCGCGTTGTTGTTGCGCAGGTTGAAGCGCGCGAACACCTTGCGGCCCACGAACTGCCCGTCGAGGATGTTGTACCGGGCCTCCAGGTACGCGCCTTGCCCGTCGTTGGTGGGCTTCATCTCCGACTGGTCGATGGCGGCGTTATACCACCCCGCCGGGATCGGGTCGAGTGCGACACTCGGGTCCACCGAGCGCGCGTTGAAGTTCAGTTGTGCCATGGCCGTTAAGCTCCTTGGATTTTGGCGAACACTTTACCCAGGTGCGGCTCTTCAACCGACGCCAACGCACCCGAGCGATCTTTGGCATCGTATTGCAAATCGGGCTGCGTTTGCAGGAACCGATACTCTTGCCCCTGCGCAGACTTCTGCACGCGCAGCGGGAACACTTCGTCGAAGAAGTATGGCAGGGCGGGGCCCAGACGCTGGCCCGGCATCATTGCCATGTACTTCACCACACCGGACATCTCGTCCTTCATGGGGCCCATCTTGGCGCTCATGTACACGTTGCGGCCCGGCAGGTCGCGGTACGTGCGCACCAGCGACTCCATCTTCTCGGTCAGCTCGCCGTAGGCTTGGCGCGGGTCTTTGACAAGCCGCTTGGCGTTGTTCAGGATCACCTCGGCGATCTCTGAAATGCTGTCCAGCGCCACGTTGCGGAACGTGCGCCCGCGCTGGTCGTGCTGCAAGAACTGCAACGCTTCGTTGAAGTCGTTGACATTGCTGACCTGCATGACCGGGATGTCGTAGTTGATGCCCGGCGTGTTGACGCCGTACAACCGCTCCAGGTTCGCCCGGCGCAGCGACAGCAGGCCGCTCTCCGCGCTGATCAGCACCGTGTCCGGGCCCAGCGTGGCCGTAAGCGTGGTCTTGCCCATGCCGGGGCCGCCGTATACCAGGACCTTGACGCCGTTGTTGGCGCTGACCTGCGAAGTGGTTGTGAATTGCATCAGGCTTCCGTGTCTTGGATTTCGATCTGCAACTGTGTGCCGCAGCAAGGACAGTGTAGCGCGTGCTGCACCGGTTCGGGTTGAATGAAGTCTGGATCAGCCCTGTTGCCGGCAATCAGCCGGTGCATCATCAGGGCAATGATCGGCGTCGGGTTGGGAAACACGCCCTCGGCGATGTTCACCAGCTCGGCGTTCGTCATGGTGTGCAGCACACGCGGCGGCGTGGCCGCTTGTGTGGTGATGGTGGGTAGGCGCAGGTTCATGTCATGCCTCGGCGTGCCAGCCTTCAAGGAGTGGGCGCTTGTGCGCCATGCGGGCCGCAATCGCATCGCGGTCGAGCCCGAAACGTTCGATCACCAAGTCGGCGTTGAGCAACAGGTCGGCCAGCTCTTCCGTCAGCCATTGCCTGTTCGGCTTGCCGGTGACGGGTTCACATTCGTCGATGCCCTGGATCACGCAGCGGCTGACCGCCGCGCTGGTCTCGCCGAGCTCTTCGCCCAGCTTGCCCAACGTCTTCAGGTCGCGTGGCTCGGTCATGGGGTGCCACGGTTGGTAAGGCAGCGTCATTGCGGTTCTCCCATGTCGCGCGGGTCGCGCCAGCCGAGGAAGGTGGGGAAGCGCGGGGCGTCCTTGACACCGATCTCGAAGTGTTTGTACTTCACAATGCTGCCCTGGATCTCGTTGCGGTGGTTCCAGAACGTGGCGCGCTGCTCGGCGGTGAATCCGCTGCCAATGCCGAACTCCACGCCGCTGACGCAATCGCGAACCAGCAGGGCGCCAAGCACCCCGCCGGCCACGAGGCCTTCCTTCGCGCTGCTGCGTTTGGCAAGGCCGAGCGCACTCTCCTCCAGCTCGTTTTCGTTGACGTACAGCTCTTTGAAGCCGATCACCACGGCCTCGCCGGTGCTGAACTTCTTCAGCTTCATCATGTACCCTTGCTTCGCCGTGCTGCGCCCGTATTTGTACGGGCCGTCGACGCTGCGCAGGATCAGACCTTCGTAGCCGCGCTCCAGATAGTCTTCCTCCATGAGCACCAACTGGTCCATGTCTTTCACCGGCACCTGCTCAACCAGTTGCAGACGCGGGTGGGTGCTGTAGGGCTCGGTCGCCAGGGCGTCAAACAAGCGCTTGTAGCGCTCGTGGAACGGCATCTCCGGGTTGGTCCAGAAGTCGAACACGTGGAACACGAAGTCCGGCTCGCCGGCATGGCGCATGACGCCCGACTGCGTGTCTTGGAACAGGGTGGGGCTGTAGGGCGGGCCGACGCACAGCTCGCCGTCTAGGCCGTCCAGCAAGGCGTGGCCCAGCATGCGCTGGACGTAGGCGTTAGGTATCGCCTCCATCTGCCGGCTCATGGCCTTGGCACCGCCAATGAGGCAGCGCACGCCGTCAAGCTTGGCGCTGGCGAACAGCGGGAACTCTAGCCCTTCGCTTGGCGAGGGGCAGGCCAGCATGGGCCGAACCTTACCGGCCGTCACTGGGCTTCTCCTCGGGGATGACCTCGGCGTTTGCGATCACGTCGCGCAGGAACTGGATCATCTGCTCGCCGATCTCCCGCGCCATGTGGTCCTGTGGCAGCTTGGCGCACTGCTCCGCCAGTGTGGTTAGCGCTTTCTGCACGCAGGCCACCTGATGCAGCGCCACGGCGCCCCGCAGGAACGCCTCAGGGTCTGGGCCCATGGTGCGCCGCATGGGGCTGCTGGGCGGCGACACGCTGGTCGCGGCAGCCAAGGAAGACAGGTCGCGGCTCTGCGCGAACAGGGCCGCAGCGCCGTTCATCACACGGGGCCCACGGCGGGGAAGGTTGTTGCTCATGGCTTCACTTTCTCGTGCAATGGCAGCGGCTCTGGAAGCTTCTTCAGCGCGCCAATAGAATCGGGTGGCAGCGTGTCCGGCGTGTAGCTGGCCTCGGTGCCCGGCATATTGCGGGCCTGCCACAGCTCGCGCTCGCAGTCGCCACAGCGCCACCGGCCCGACGTGATCTGCAGGCAGGACCAACCCGCTTTTTCAGGGTCCTGCGCCGTGCGCTTGCAGCCAGCCGCGCAGGATACCGGGTCGGGCGCCTTGTCCATGTTCAGCGCCGGCTGGCAGCGGCCAAGATGGCGTCGACGACCCACTCGTGCGGCAGCCAGTTCGGGTCTGTTGCGCTGTCGGCGAGGTAGCCGTGGGCCGTGTTGTGCTTGGCGGCAACTGACCGCGCCAGTTCCACCGCCTCTTCCTGCGTCATGGCCGGCTTGATACGCACCAGTTCGTCGAACAGTGCCATGAGCTGCGGCAAGTGCGGGCGCACCAGCTCCACGATCGCCTCTGCGTAGACACGGGCTTCGATCTGTGCGTGCTCGTGCGTGCGCAGGCGCAGGAAGTGCATGAGGTTGCGCAGGTTCACCGTCGTGATGTAGTGCACGTAATGGTTCACGTGCAGGAACATGCGGGCATGTTCGGCGGCAACACCAGCGGCAAGGAACTGCGTGTACCTGTCGTAATCATTGCGACAGGCAAGATCCAGCGAGTCCTTGAACAACTGCTGCACGTCGGCAGGCAGGTTATCTGCCTGCCCTTGCTTCTTGTCCTTGGCCTTGCCGCCAACCACCTCGGGGATGTACCACTCGGCCGGGAGCTGAGTGTACCGTGCGCTTTCTTCGTTGCGCCGAATGGTGCCGTGGCGCACGAACTGGCGGTCCACAAAAATGGGCACCTTCCACTCGATCCACACCTGGATCATTTCGAACGGGCTGGCGTGCTCGTTCGCCAGCAGGTAGCGGTTCAGGTTGTAGTCGTCTTGCCGCGTGCGCGGGCGGGTGCTGCCGTCGCGCAGCGTGACGACGTCGCTGTCCAGGTTGCCGAAGCTGATGCGCGCGGCGTTGGCGGGGTCAGCGTCGTCGGCGTCGAACGGGCGCGGGCCGTCGAGCATGGCTTCCAAGAAGTCGTTCCCTTGCAAGTCTGCCGGGCCGTTGTGCACGCGCCGCGTCGGCCCGGCAAGGTTGCGCAGGGTGACGAAGCCGTGGTCCAGTACCTTGATGCTGTTCATGAAGTGAAGCCCTCGGCTTTGTCGCCCACCTTGGGGGCGCGCTTGGGTTGGGTGATTTCCATGCTGATGCTGCCGGGCTTGCTGTCGAGGCACCGGTCGAACAGCAGGGTTTGCTCTGCTGTGAGCTGGCGATAGGGCTTGACCACAAGCTTCGGCTCGTAGTTCAGCACCTCGTCCACGTTGAACCGCAGCACTTCCAGCACGCTTGCACCGCTGCCGCAGGCGGCCGGGTCAATGGAAAGCTTTTGCAGCAGCTCCGGCGACAGGTCAATGACCTTGAGGCCGCGCAGTTGTTGCACCAGTGCGGCGTCAACCTTGCGCTCGATGGGGTAAGTGCCTTTGCACACCCAGCCGTTCGCCAGCTCCACCGTATTGGTGCCCTCTTTGGGGTCGGGGAACAGCAGGGCGAACGCCTCTTTGCGCAGCTCGCGCTCGCGTTCGATGATGGGCTTGCAGGCGGCCAGCTCGGTGAGGGCGGCTTGCCACTCGGCGAGCTTGGCGGTCTGTTCGGCAGTGAGTGCCATGGCGTGTCCTTGCGGCCGGGCACCCCGGCCCGGCGTGTTGTGCTGGTGTGGTCAGCCGAGGTTGTGGTGACCCTCGGGGCCGTGCTCGTCGTTGGCTTCGCCGCTGGTGTCGTGGTCGTCCTTGCGACGGCCCAGCACGTTGCGCGGCACGCTGGCGGGGCCGCCGGACTTGTCGCCGATGAATTGCGGCTCGTGCGCCTTGTCGGCGCGGCCCAGGGCTTGCGCGTCGGTGTAGTGGCCGGAGGCATAGCGCTTGCTGAGCTTGACGAAGTTGGCGGCTTGCACGTCCTCGTCGCTGATGCCCAGCATGTTCAGAAGCTTCTGGTAATAGAACCTGAAGTCGCCGAGCTCCTCCAGCAGGTTCTCCAGCGCCGTCTGCCCGGTCTTCGCATCGGGCACGCACCAGTCCTTACCGTAGATGAACACCTTCTTCACGCAGTCCAGCAGCTCGCCGCCTTCGCCCGCGCAACCGATCGCCGCGTGCATGGCGCTGCCGTTGGGGTTCTGCCCGGCCAGCATGGTGACCATATCGGTGACCATGGCGGGGTTCAGCTTGCCGTCGGGGCACAGCGCGGTGTCGTGCGCCATGCGGTTGATCGCCTCGATCATGGTGGCTGCGTTGACCTGCAACAGTTCCTTGAACAGGCGGTCCACGAACAGCGGGTAGTCGGGCAGGCTGCCGTCGGCGCGCTTGTCGCGCACGGCCACGGCGTTGTCTGCGAGGTGCGCCGCAAAGCGGCTGTCGATGAAAATGTGGTGTTGGCTCGGGTTCACGGTGTTGCCCCTCTGTAGGCATGTTGTGTTTCGGGTGAGCGGGGCTGGCGCCCTGCATGGTGTACACCACCCCGCTCTAACCCTCGTGCGTCGCTCATGCATAGTTCGGTATATGCGGCAATACCGGTGCTAGGGCGGCACCATGCCCATCGGCCTTTCGGATCGGTCCCTCGCGCCTCGCGGCCGCCTGTGCGGCATGGGGGCCCGGCAAGAACCCTCAGCGCCGCGTGGCCGGTCGAGGCGAGCAGAAGCTGGGGTGATACACCACGCGACATCCACAGCACACCACGCGGCTACAAAGCGGGTAGCGCGGGCGAGGTAGGAGGCGAGGCGCGAGTGCATGAGCGTTAGCTTAACGGTACGGGCGTTGAGTAGCTAGCTGAACTTAGGGAGGTTCACTACGCGATAGCAGCGACCCATGAAGGTGTATTGCTCACCCGCCTTGTTCTTGTCCATTTCAACGATGTAGCCGCTGTCACAACAACTTTGAATAGCGTCGTCCAGGGCACGCTTTGCGCCGAGCGGGTGCTGGTTGAAACTGGCGACGCGGCTGACACGCATCTGCAGGTATTTGCGGGGCACCACTGCGTCACGCTGCATGACGGCGGGCACGCCGTAGCTCGGGCCCAGGGGCTGCGTGAGGAACTCGTGGATAATATGCAGAAGCTTCTTGTCCCGGCTGTTGTCGCCCTGGCCCACGTCCCCAGCTTCCATGCGCCGCTGCATAAGCGCAATGTCGCGCCGCACGACGTCTAGGGCCCAGGTGCAGTGATGCACGTCAATGGTCGGGTTCTGTGGGTCTTCCCCTATGCACAGCAGCCCAGCCATTCGCACCATCTTCAGGTGAGCCCGGTTCCACATTTGCCGCACCGACTCGTCTTCGCTGCCGTTGATTTGTGCGTCGCACTCAGCGTCAAAGGCGTCCATGACCGCTGCTGCGCCCTGCGTGCGTTGCAGGTAATGTCGGGTGTGGTTACCGATAGCTGCGGCAGCCGTGTGGCATAAGTTCTGGCAACGCTGCACAAGGTCGGGTGACGGGATAAGATTAGGGAACGGGTTGCTGCGTGGCCGTGTACCGGTGTATTCGATGATGGTGAAGCGGCTCAAGAAACCGTCTTCCATCATGCTTTCCGTCAGACTGGCGTACAGCGTATCGGGCGTGGTTTCGCCGATCATGCTGTAGGCCACACCGGACACGGCGGCGACGCTGCTGTCTTTGGCGCTGTAGGTGATACCGCCGGCGATGCTGGCCGGTCCTGACTTCTGGTACAGGTTTGTCATCACCGTGCGCAGGCTCTGCATGGGCCCGTCGCCGACGTTGTTGGCAAGGCGTTGCAGCTTGCGACCGAACTCGCCCGCAACGTTGACGAAGCTGCTGTTGTTGGCGCAGGCTTTGGCAAGGGCAGGGCCGGAGGCAAAGTCGTTGAAGTCAACGAACTGCCCGGCCAGTGGTACGCCTTCGCGCAATCGGTGTGTCAGTGCACCTAGCCCGCCATGCATAGCCTCCTTGCCGACACCGCTGCGGGCGACAAGGATGATGTACATATTGAGGCCGCTGCCGGGGATCACCCAGACCTTGCCGCACACCCCTGCCATCCAGCCCAACGCCGCAACGATGGCAACCTCCTTGACGGGCCTCGGCGCGGCGTTGTAGACGAAGCGGGCGATGTCTCCCACCAGCCCCGGCGGCCAGTCGATACCGCCAGCCGGTGGCTCGGGTGGCCGGGGTGGCATGGGCGGTGCCGGCGTCTGCGCCTGTAGCTCCGCCACATAGTCCAGCGCCACAGCCCGCACATTGCCCGGCACGGGGCCTGCGGCGGGCTGTGGCGCGCCCTGGGCGGCCTGCTGGGCTTGGGCCAGCCTTGACAGCAGGGCCTGCCCCTGGGCTGCCAGGGCCTGCACAGCGGCTTCTTCCTTCGCCTGCCTACCGCGGATCAACCGCAGCGTGTAGTCAAGGTAACGGTCGTTCTTCGTTGCCTTCTCTCTCTGCCCCAGCGCCGTATGCCGGAACAGCCGGCGGCATTGCTCGTTGCTGCGGCTGTAGAAGGTGAACATGGACATGAGCGACAGGTCGGCTTCGGACTGGCTCGGGTAGCCCAGCTCTTGCCACTTGCCCTCGCAGAGTTTGATAAACTTCTCTGCGTTGTCCGCCGTGCTGCCACGCCGCCAAACTTCGTCGTCGGTCAGCTCGTCTTCGTTGTCCTGCAAGTGCCCGCGCTGTGCCTCCTGCGCCGCGCGCATACTGGCAACCAACACGCCGAGGCCCTCCTGGCGCTCTGCGATGGGTTTGGGTGGCGCGTGAATCGTCTTGCCCGTGCAGGCAATGAAGCGCAACTTGCTGTAGACCTCAACGCCCTTGCGCTTGACGCCTTCGCCGATATCCCCGTAGCACCATACGTGCACGCCCTGGCCGCTTTGCGACAGCTCGGTATAGCTGTCCAGCTCCTCGGCAATGTACCGCATGGTTTCAATGCGGTCAGCCGGCGTCCACAACTCTGGGTTGTTAGGTGCGTTGTGCTGGTTCTTGATGTCCAGGTCGACGCAGGTGAACGGGTCGTCCGCGGACAGCACGTAGCCCAAGCCGTAGCCGAACTCCCGGGCGCACTGCGCCGCGTAGTCGTAGTCAAGCCATGTGCCCGGGTCGCTGTGGCTGCCAGGGGCTGGCCTACCGTCCAGCGTGACGGTGGTTGGGACTTTGAGTTCGCCGAGCTCATTGGGCCCTGCCAACAGCCACTGAGGGCGCTGGCGAAGTTCCACAGGCAGGCGATCCCACGCGGGCGCCTGTGTGGTCATGCGGGTACTGCTGCGGCCTGCTGTGCGGCGTAGTGGTTGCGACGGGTGTTGAGGATGACCTTCCACGCGTCGATAAACGGCCGAGCAACGTGGCGCTCCCAGATGTACAGGGTGCAGCCATTCACCGCAATGGGCTCAGGCAGTAACCCCCTGCGCCGGGCAGCGAGTACCGTGGTGCGGGTGACACCCAGTTCGCGACAGATTTCGCTGCTGGCGATGTACAGCCTGTCAAACCGCTGTTGCGCGGTTTCGCTGTCCGGTGGCGTGGCAGGGTGCATGATTTAGGGGGTTGGCAGGTGGTGGCGGGGCCAGTGTACACGCGGCCCGCTTACGTCGCAAAACGGGTGTTTACGCCCCGTTGTCAAGTCGCGCCTTCAACTCCGTAGCACGAATCGTGAGGGCGTTGATTTGGTCGCGCACCGCCACCCATTCGTCGTATACAGCGCGCAGCTCCGGTGTGTACGTGGCTTTCTTGCCCGGCTTGTGCGTCGCACGCCAGCGCGCTTGCGCTTCGCGATTCAGCCGCTTGGTGCGCTCCGCCGCCGGCTCCCCCGGAAGCGTCGGGTATTGGCTGGGCCTGCCGCGTGGGCGGTCGGATGCCGGGGTCTGCTTTTGTTGTTTGGTGTCCTCGTTGGCCCAGAACAAAGAGTGCGCGTACAGACGACTTAGCCACATGCGATAGGTTTCGTGCGGGAGTCGGGTCGGCGGGTTGTCCAGGTCCCAACGCTCGCCGCTTAGTTCGTACGTAGGCCACTCCTCGCGCGGCGGGGCGTCAAACGGCCCGGGTTGCTTGCCCAGCGTGTGCGGGTCAATCTCCTCAAGAGACTGCACGCGGAAGTCTTCAGGTAAGGCGGCCATGTGTAACATCCTTCGCGAATAATCTAGGTGCCAGTGTACCGTATATTTGTTTGCCAGCACAGAGCAAAACAATAAGGCTTTCGTAATACCATTATGCATTACTGAAATTATTCAAATTAGCGCCTTTAACCCGTCATGGTACTTCCCTTATTATTTTACATTACTGGCATATATGCATAATGCCATTATAAATAATGAATAAGCTAATAATGAGTTTTTGTATGAATAAATAAATAAACGAATAATAATAGTGTAGTAGTACCTATGGGCAGCCAATTAGCATTACTGTTATTCACGATTAAAGCGTAAGCATTACCCATTACGTAGGCGGCACGCACAGGCAAGGTGTGGTCAACCTCATCGCTTGTGCTCACAAACTAACGGCCGTACAGTGCACTCACCAACAAACACAAGCGCATTGCGCAGTGTCTAACTGGCCCTTTGCACTGGCACCCTTGCGGCGAGCTAGAGCGTTTGGTCGGTGGTGTCCGCTAGGACGCTAGACACGAGGCTATGCGACAGCCCCGCCGGCGGGAGGCATGACCAGCCAACAATGCCGGACGAGAACAGTCACCCAGAACTGAACGTTAGCGTGAACAGAGCCTGCGTCACGTCCATCACGGCCGTGTACTGTGCGCAGGCGGGCAGCGTCAGGCCGGTTGTACGGCGGTGCCCAAGCCTTACGGCGAATGCGCTTGTGTCTACATGGTTAGAAGACACTGGCACTACTTGTCGCCACCTACGGGCAGTCGGCCACCAGCAAGGCACTACGGCGAAATATCCGGTGCGTGGTGGCCTGTCTAGCGGTATCCGCAGACGCCCACCAATTCAACAGGGTTGCCGCACTGCGCGTAAGCCAACCCGGCCAGCCGCCACCGTGAGCAGGCTGGTGCGGTATGCAGGCCACGGTCAATGCGCGTCTGGGAACGCGTCGGGTGTCAGCTAACCTTGTGTTTTGCCCCGGTAGTCGGTTCGAATCCTTCGGGCCGGTGGTCTGAGTAGAGGAGCGCTTGCGGGTTGGCCGCAAGGGCGGTGCGCCGAACGTGGCCCCGTGTTCACTCGTGACGGGGCACATACGCTGTACATCGGGAGATGTAACAGATGTAACTCCGACTAGACGTGCATCGATGTAGACCTTACAGTCCATTCATCGACAGCAACAACGCAGTCGCCAACCCAGGAGCTACATCATGACCACCCGCACCACCATCACCGCCATCCTCTTCAGCCTGTTCGACGAACTGGGCCTCACCGCAACGGTCGCCATGGCCCGCGAAGTGGCAGCCGCCGCAGAGCTCAACGTCACCAGCGCCGAGATCGCCTTCTACCACTGGCGCAAGGCGCGCGGCTACTACGTCAAGTCCGCCCCGGCCCTGGCCCGCTAAACTGGCAGCACCCACCATGCACATCATCCCGCGCCAAGCCTTCAACGACGATGACGTCTACGTGTACGATCCCGTGACGCTCATCGTCGTGCAGCAGATCCCGTGTAGCCGTCGCGACGCCTGCATGCAGGCCCTTAGCCGGCCGCAGGCGGGCCTCGCAGCGGGCAAGGGTCTGCGGGTCAAGGAACTCGGTCTGCAACGCGCCTAGGAGCCGCCATGCCCGAACTCACCATCGCCGAGGTCATTGCCATCCTGCGTGACCTCAAGGACTTCAACGCCCTGCTTGCCAAGCTGCGCGTCGACATGGCGCGTCACATGGTGCTGTCTGACCCCTGGGTCGCCCTGGCGCAGCGCGAGTCGACGTGCTTGGCCCGCATTCGCCACCTGACCGAACAACTGGCTTGGAGCCTGCCGTGAACTACGTTTTCAAGAACCTGCGCGAGCTGGCGCAACACCTGACCGGTCTTGGCGAACAACAGAAAGCCCTAGCCGCGAAGCACGACATGTCCAGGACCGTGCAATGGTACAGCGCAATGACCGTGCAATGGTACAGCGCCACAAGCGAAGCCTATCTCGACGCCGCCTCGGTTGTGGCACGCACCATTGTCGAAGACATCGCGCTCTATGACGAGTACCGCGTGGCCTACGCAGAAGCCCAGGTGCAGCTCGCCGGCACGTTCTGGCAGTTGCTGAAGGCTGGCGGGGTGGCCGTGGCCGCCTATGGCGTCGACAAGGGCTGGGCCGCGCCGTGAGCCTGTGGTCAACCTTCTTTCGCGCCCTGTGCCGCCCTACGCCCCGCAAGCGTAGGCGCCGGGGCTGGTTTAGCATGTCAATCAAGAGGTGGTGGCTGTGACACATACCGTTTACGAGAAACCCGGTTGCCACGCGATCGGCACGTACGAAGAAGCCGTGCGGCGAGCGCGCTTTCACGGTCAAGTTGCGATCATGGAGTGCCCGGTCGAAACGCCGTACGACACCGGCTGGCACGTCATCGCTTTGGAGGCCGTGGGCCATTATCAGGCGCAGGGCTACATTCTGCGCGCCAAGCTGGTCCTCACATTGCAGGAGGTCGCGTGAGGCTGCAATACATCAGCAACATGGGTGTGAAGCTGCTTGAAATCGAACCCGAGCCGCTGGACACTATGTTCGTGCCTCGCGTGGGCGAGCACGTGTTCATCCCCGACGGCAAAGGGCAAGACCTGCAATGGCGCGTTGTCGCCGTGGCGCACTTCCCTATGGTCGATCGGATCGATATTCACATCGAGTATAGGGGGTAACCGTGTGCGCTACCGATACAACGATTGGGGCCAGCCCGAGGTTTTCGACGACGGGCTAGGCGCGTACCGCGCGATGAGTTCGGCCGAGGCCGCACAACACCGCATTCATCAACTAGCACAGGTCGGCGGCCTAACGGCGCCGGTCATTAACATGGGCCAGACACCCTCCAAGTTCACAGACCACCGCGCCCCGCTCACCGTGCGATTCAAGATCGTTAAGGCGTGCAGCAAGGCCCTGGAAGCGGCCAAAGTGAACGACCGGTCTAACCGCGAGCCGATACTGACCGGCGTGTATGTGGACGACCGCACGTACATCAAGCTCTTGCGCGAACTGCGCGGCAACGCCAACGGTGTCACCATGATGCCAACCGACGCCGAAGCGCTGGAGAAGGGCGAGTGGATGGGTGCGCCCATGTACATCGTTCGCCGACCATGCGCCAGCTACGCCGAGCACATTGTCGCGACGGCCGAAGTGCTGCCAACACGCCGCATCGGCTAGAAGCCCTCGTCTTGCGTAGGAGATTGATGTCTGTTAAAGTCTAGACATCGACAACGCACTGGGCACACAAAATGACCGTCTTCACTACCACCAAGGGCTTCGGCAAGGTCGTGTCAACCCGTGGCGTTTACAAGGTCTACCGCTTGGAAAAGGGCGTGTGGAAGCTGCTGTCGAAGTTCACCACCACCGACCGCCAAACCGCCGAGCACGACTGCCGCCTGTGTGCCAACTGATCATGACCAACGACCAAATCAACGCGCTGGCGTTCCTGGACGCCTACCTCGCCACCACGCAGCGTGGGCACAGCAGCTTTGCAGCCGTCAAAGGCTATGCTGGCGTCGGCAAGACGTGGCTGATCTGCCACTGGGTGGAACGCCTGCTGGAAGACCGGCCCAACATGCGCATCATGATCGTTGCGCCCACGAACAAGGCCGTGGACGTGCTGCGGGCCAAGATCGGGCACTTGCCCGTCGACTTCCGCACGCTCGACAGCTACCTCGGTTTTCGCGTGCGCCGGAATGACGACTGGCAGATGGAGAAGTCGCGCAGCACCAAGGGCACCAACCCGCAGGACGAGCCCGACTTGGTGATCTGCGACGAGGGCAGCATGGTGAAGCTTGAGTACCACAAGGAGCTCGAGTGGAAGCGCGTGCCTGTGCTGTACGTACTGGACCCGGCCCAGTTGGAGCCCGTGGGCGACGACAGCATGCCGGCGGCAGAGGTGCCGCATAGCTGCATGATGACAGAGGTGCAGCGGCAGGCAGCCGACAGCCCCATCATCCAGCTCGCGACCTACCTGCGTGAGCGCGTGGTGGACAAGAACTGGTTCACGCTGCAAGACATCCGCGGGTTTGCCAAGAAAGACGACGGCCGCGTGTGCTTCACCAACCTGCGCAACGTGCACGACTGGGCTGACCGCGCCATCGACACGGGTATGGACTGCCGCATCCTGGCATTCACCAACGCCGCAGTCGCCGCCAACAATGCAGCCATGCACGCACGGCGCTACCCGAACCATGCGCTGTTCGGCCCAGAAGAGCTGGTGCTGGTGAACGAGGCGTTCGACTACGACGAAGACACACTGCTCTGCAATGGCGAAATGCTGCGGGTGGTAGGTGCCGAACAGGTTGACCCAATCGCCGGCGTTGATACGTACGAGGTGCGTGCGCACAGGCTGGCGTCGAACCTTGTGGTGAACGGTGAAACGGTAGGCAACGAACTGGTGTTCAAGGTCGCGCTTGACCCAGTGCACGCCATGCGCACGCACAGGGCCCTGACCGACCGTATTTATGAACTACGCCGAGAGGGCAAGATCGGCGAGGCCGACAAGTTGTTCGAGGAACGCAGGCCGCTCAACAAGCTGGCTCCGCTGCGCCACAGCTACAGCAACACGGTGCACAAGAGCCAGGGCAGCACGTACGACGTCGCGATCTGCGACTTCCCCGATATCTACAGGTCGCGCGAGATGCGTGCTAGGCTGCTGTACGTGGGCTTTACACGCCCTTCTCAATACTTGTGCATCGCACACGGAGGTTGACATGAAGTTCGAATTCTGGCGCGGCCCGTCCCGCGAGTGGTTCTGGCACCTCAAGGCCCGCAACGGCCGGATCCTGTGCTGTGCTGGCGAGGGCTTCAAGCAGTTCGCCAGCATGGTGAAGAACGTGCGCAACTGCTATCCTGACGGCATGCGCCGGGCCATGCTGGAGCGCGACTTGAAGAAGCTGGTGGACGAAACATGAACCCACGTGGCACCGCAACCGGGGCTCCAGAAGGCGATTACAGCGCTTTGGAGCTGCGGGTGCTGGCTACCCTGCCACCCGACTACGTTGCGGCGCTGCTGGAGGGCCGTGCGCCCCGCTGCCCGCATTGCGGGGTCGACAGCAGCTTCTACGGCTGCTTCTGCTCAGAAAGGAATTGCCATGATCGGCAGGACGATGCTTTTCAACCCGTTCACGGGCACACCGCGCCACCCGGACGACATCAAGAGTGACCCGGCGGGCGTGCTGATCCGGGACGGCGAGGAACCGCTGCGCGCTGCCCTGCCTCCGGTGGTTGTTGCCGCCGACTACGCCAAGGCCGTGTCCGAACTGGCTGAGCGGCAGGGGATGACCGATGATCAGGTGCTGCGTGCGGCAATTCGCCTGTACCAGGCTGAACGCAATGGGTCCGTCGAGGTGATCCACAAGCGCGATTCGATGCTGGCCGCGCCCGCTGTTGCCGAGCCGAAGGAGCAGCATAGCGACGATGTCTTTGCGGACGAGTTCGCCGCTGCCATGAAGGAAAAACTTGCTCAAGCCCGCGCCAAGGGGCGCGGTGGGTGGGACACCTGCTCGCAGGAAGATCTGTCGCGAATGCTCCGCGAGCACGTCGAGAAAGGGGACCCGCGCGACGTGGCGAACTTCTGCCTGTTCCTCTGGAAGCTCGGGTACGGCATCGCCACACCTGCCCGCTTGGCAGGTGCCGCACAGGGGGAGGCTAAACAGGCATCCATCTATGCCGCGGTCGATGACGTGACTGCCGCCTGCCGCGAGTACATCGCTAGTGGTGATGCTGTCCGCCATGGCCCACTGCTGCCCGGCGCGCTTGAAAGATGCTCCAAAGCAGAGGCCGCTCTGCTCGCAGTCGTCACACAACCACTGCCAACCGCCAATCCGCAAGCGCCTGCCGCCACACAGCCCGAGTCGTTGCAGCGGCGCGTTCAACCGTGGATGCTGGCTTGCTTCGGCGCCGAGATTGCCAGCGACAAGATCGAGCGAAACCATCGCTTTCTCGAAGAGGCGCTGGAACTGGTGCAGGCTTGTGGGTGCACGCAGAGCGAAGCGCACCAGTTGGTTGACTACACCTTCGGCCGCCCGGTTGGCGAGCCGCATCAAGAAGCCGGCGGCGTGATGATCACCCTGGCCGCGCTGTGCCTCGCCAATGGCCTGGACATGCACGCAGCCGCCGAAGCCGAGCTGGCCAGGATCTGGACGAAGGTGGACCAGATCCGCGCCAAGCATGCCGCGAAGCCGAAGCACTCGCCATTGCCCGAAGCCGCCTCGCTGCCGGTGGCTGTTGCCGCAGAGGTGGGGCAGGGGAACGATCTCGACGATGAGCGCTGCGGCCCGGTCACGCTGGCCAGCGAACTTCGGTTCCGTCACGAGCACGACATGGTCCACCTGCCAGGGTATGCAGGGTCACTGCTCTGCAATCGTACGCTGGCCGCTCTCGCCACACAGCCAGCGCAGCCGCTGAGCGACGAGCGTGTGACGGAGATCTACAGCAGCTGGTTGGACGCGCCCAGCACGTCGTACAACGACCTTGTTCGTTCCGTCGAGCGCGCCCTCGGCATCGGCATCCAGCCGCTGAATGAAGGCGTGTGGCGTGAAGTGCGGTGACTGCCCTTTGCGCACGGCACCAACGCCGTGCCATCAAGACTTGTGTCAAGTTGTGCATGGGGCGACACGGGTGTACGATGCCAATCCCAACCACCCAAAACGGAGAAAACTCGTGTTCATGACCTTCAAGAAACGGATCGCAATCGGCGTTGCCGCTTGGCTGTTCCTGGTGCTGTACGTGTTCTTTGCCCTAACCCCGGCGCACGGCGCAGGCGTGCCGGCAGGGGCCGTGCCGTGCGCTGTGGGGGCCAAGTGTGCCCACGACCCGGGCGAGTGGTACGTGGACGCCAACGCCCTGTTCAGCTACAGCGTGGCCCGCTTGCACAACAAGGGCGCGCAGCCGTTGTCGACGACAGACGCGAGCGCGGCTCGAACGCAGTGCCTCACCGTGGCAACCGAGTACAACAAGCGCAGCGCCAAGGTCAAGGTCGGCGGCAGGTCGCCGGGCGTGAAAGGCAAAGACGCCGACGGGCCGCACAACGGCATGCGCGTGACCGAGGACTTCTTCGAGAAACGCGGGTTGCCGCGTACCCTCAACGCCAGCGAGTGCGCAGCGTGAGTGATGTGCCGGCGCTTGTGGCTATCGAGTCAGCGCCGAGCGCTGTCCACCAGTTCGATCAAGAGCTGGTGGCGGCGATCACCAAGGTCGTGGAAGCAGGTGTGCCGCAGGCTTACGTCGTTGCCCTGTTGCATGCTCACGCCCTTCAGCAAACGCAACGCGTCATTGACGAAGCCTAAAGGAAAAGTTCCATGCCCACCATCTGCTCCGCCTGCGGCGGCACGTCCGGCAAGTGCGCGCAACCGCTGGTCCCGCCCACCGACTGCCGGCGCGCGAAGATCCGCGAGGTGTTGCTTGCCAACGGCTACACCATCAAGGAAGGTCAGACCGACCTCAAGGACTACGTGTACGTCGCGGCCGAGGCCCTGCTGGCAGCATACGAAAGCAGCGCCACGTGACCCCGCTCCTGGCCTTCTACCTGTTTTGGTGGCCCGTCCTTGTCTTCAACCCTGTTTTGCCCTACTGGCGGCCCGCATAATGCGGCCCCATGGCAACGCAGAGCATCGGCAGTTTCGGCAGTAAGCTCAACCTGAACATCAGGCAGGGCGGAACGTTCGATGCAACTGCCACCGCCAAAAACCCCGACACCACGCCCATCAACCTGACGGGCGCCACGGTGCGGGGCCAAATTCGCAAGAAGGCGCTCGACACCGCAGTCGTCGAGTCCTTCACGTGCACCATCACCGACGCTGTCAACGGCGTGTTCACGTTCGGCTTGACCGATGAAGAAACGGCCGCAATCGCGGCCGGCGAGCAGCCCACTGAGGAGGCCTCGCTGTACGTGTGGGATATGGAGCTGGAGGACTCGCTTGGCCGGGTCACACCGCTGTTCTACGGGAACGTGACCGTACTACGCGAGGTGACCCGGCCGTGAGCGATATCGACCTCGAGGTCCTACCACCGCCGGTCATTGACGTCACAGTCCAGCCCGCGCCGGTCATCAGCGTCACGCTGGGCAGCGCACAGGGCCCCGCAGGGCCCAAGGGCGACGACGGTGCGGTCGGCAGTGACCTGCACTACGAGCACACGCAGGCCGTCGCGTCGGCCGTGTGGACCATCAACCACAACATGCACAAGTACCCCGCTGTCCTGGTCATCGACAGCGGCGGCGATGAGGTCGAAGGCGTTATTGCCTTCACCGACACCGACAACATTCAATTGACGTTCTCCGCCCCGTTCTCGGGCACCGCGTACCTCAACTAGCCTCAGGAGCTGGGTCATGGCAAAGAAAATCCTTGTCAACTACGACTTCACCAAGAATCAGGTGATGAACGCGGTTGCGCACGTACTGGCAGCCGACCCAAGCTCGCCGACCGCCGGTCAGTTCTACTACGACAGCACCAACAACCTCTTCAAGTACCACAACGGCACGTCGTTCGTCAGCGATACCGCGCGCAGCCGTCACACCGGCACGCAGACGGCTAGCACGATCAGCGACTTCGACACCCAGGTCCGCACCAGCCGCCTGGACCAAATGGCCGCACCGACGGCCAGCGTGTCGCTGAACGGGCAGAAAATCACCAACCTTGCCACGCCCACGGCCAGCGGTGACGCAACAACGAAGGCCTACGTCGACGACAAGCTGGCGGGCCTGTCGTGGAAAGACGAGGTTCGCGTCGCCACCACAGACCCGCTGGACATCAGCACCGACCTGCAAGACGGCACGGGCCTGGACGGGGTGACACTGGCAACGGGTGACCGCGTGCTGGTGAAGAACCAGTCGGCCGGGGCCGAAAACGGGATCTACGTGGTTGTGCTGTCGGGCTCTGGCACACGCGCCACGGACGCGGACAGCGGCGAAGAAATGAAGGGCGCGGCGGTCTTCGTCAGCGAAGGCACCACCAATGGCGGCACGCGCTGGGTGTGCAACAACACCGGCACCATCACGCTCGGCAGCACGTCGCTGACGTTCGTGTCGTTCGGTGGTGGCAGCAGCTACAGCGCAGGCGCGGGCTTGACCCTGTCGGGCAGCACCTTCAACGTCGGCGCGGGCACCGGTATCACCGTCAACGCCGACGACGTGCAACTGGACACCAGTCACGCGCGCAACGTCGACCACACCGGCGTCACCCTCACCGCAGGCAACGGCCTGACGGGCGGTGGCGACATCAGCGCCAACCGCACCTTCGCTGTCGGTGCCGGCACGGGCATCACGGTGAACGCGGACGATGTTGCCATCAACACCGCTGTCGTCGTCACCAAGTACGCCGCGGACATCGGCAACGGCAGCAACACCACCATCACCGTCACGCACAACCTGGGCACCAAGGACATCACCTACAGCGTGCGGCAGAACAGCGACGATGCCTTCGTGGACTGCGAGTGCGTCGCTGCCAGCACCACGCAAGCGTCATTCACCTTCGCCGTGGCGCCGGCAAGCAATGCGCTGCGTGTGGTCATCCACGCCTAACCGGGCTACAGTGCGGTGAATGGCAAAGCGAATCCTCACCCCGTACGACTTCGTCGCACTCGACGCTAGCGGTGCACCGGCAGCGGGGTCGGGCAACGACCTGCGCGTTTATGCGGGGAAGATGGCGAACCAACCTCGCCTCTTCCAACGCGGCCCAAGTGGCAAGGCACAGCCGCTAGGACCGAGCTTCGGCCGGTCCCGCATGGCATGGTGGAACCCACGGGGTGACGTTGCCACCATCGACACCTTCGGCATGGGCGTGACCACAACGGGCACGCTTACCCTTGCTGCTGTCAACAACACCAACTTCTACAAGTCGCAGCGCCGTGTCGACGCACTGGTGACAACGCCGTCCACAACGGCCGTCGCCGGCTTCCGCTGGAATCAGAGCCAGTGGTATCGCGGTGACGCCGCAGGTCGCGGCGGCTTCCTGGTGTGCATGCGCGTCGGCTTCACAACCGGCGTTGCCAGCACAACGCGCGGATTCTTCGGCTTCGTGAGCGCCACTGGCGCGCCGACAGACGCCGAACCGAGCGGGCAGAACAACGTCCTGGGCTTCGGTTGGGATGCTGCCGACAGCAACATCTCGTTCATGCACAAGACCGGCAGCGGCACCGTCGCGAAAGACACGCTGTCGGGTAGCTGGGCCCGGCCGGCGGCCAACGAAGACGCCGTGTACGAAGCGACCATCTACTGCGCGCCCAACGGTTCAACAGTCGAATACCAGCTTGACAACCTGACCGCAGGCACAACCACCAGCGGCAGCGCCAGCTCGAGCCTGCCGGCGAACACAACGTTACTCTTGCCGAAGATGTATCACAGTGTTGGCGGTGTCAGCAGCGTGATCGGCATCACGCTCTTCAACTGCTACGTCGAATCAGATACCTAGCATGGGCAAGCGCATCCTTGTCCCGCTGGAGTTCGACGCCAACTCGCAAAGCGACCCGGCCGCAGGCTATGTCCGGCTCTACAACGACCTGACCGGTGGCCGGGCGCGTTTGCACACGCGCAGGGCGGGCCATAGGCCGAGCGTGCTGCAGAGCCACCTGGGCCGCGTGCGGGCAGTCATGTCGCAGGCGCAGGGCGACAGCACGACCGTCGACAACATTGGCGCCGCGTTCACCGCCGGCAGCATCTCGACGCTCACAGCCGTGACAACGGACCCGACTGGCGGGTTTGTTCAAGGTATGCGCAGGGTTGCCGTAGAGGCCGCTTCTTCGTCTTCTGCCGTGGCCGGCATCTTCGCAAACAAGGCGCAATGGACGCGCGGCGACGCGGCTGGCAAGGGCGGCTTCTACATGGCGTTCCGCTGGGCACCCGGTATCGGGCAGGCCAGCACGACGCGCGGTTTCTGCGGTGTCACCAGCCTAACGTCAGGTCTCACTGACGCAGAGCCGAGCGCGCAAGACGACGTGTTCGGCATGGGCTGGGACACGGCAGATAGCAACATCCAAATCATGCGCCGCACGGGCACGGGCACAGTGCAGAAGTACAACACGTCCTTCGCCAAGCCCACCACAACCGACGGCGAGTGCTATCAGTTTGAAATCTACGCCCACCCGAACGGGTCGGCTATGGCTTGGAGATTGGAAGCCCTGTCAAGCGGCGCCTTTGACTTTGAGACCTATTCGTCTGACATCCCAGCGCAGGGCACTTTCCTTGCTCCGCGCATCGCGATGTCGGTCGCGGGTGTAACCGGTGTCATCGGTATCCGTTTCATGAGTTTCTACGGCGAGTCGGACGTCTGACCCGCCCCGCTCTTTAACAATCAAACACTGCCGGGCATACTGGCAGCAACGCGCAGCACCGGGCCGCCACTACGGCCCTAGAAGCGTTCGGCACAAGGCTAGGCTTGCCTCTGGTCGTGGACGGGCAAAAATCCGTCGGAAAGGGCTCAACTTCGGTTGGGCCCTTTCTCTTTGTGCCGCTGCTAAACTGCACGACATGAAAGCTCGCAAGAACCCCTGCGTGTACACCGGTAAGGTGGGAGCACGCATGCGCCCACCCGGCAAGCGCCGCATAGAGCCCGTGAAGCGGGCGAGCTACCGGTGCAGCGGTGGTCCGTTCCACGGCAAGTGGATTCGACTCGAAGCCCAGTCGCGCAGCACGTTGCCGCTATGCGTCGGCGGCAGGTGTGGTCAATACAAGCTGGCGGTCGGTGGCAATGTGCTCACCTGGAGACCACATCGAAAGAAGGGGGTTGACAGGCGGACTTAACGACCGTAAAGTCCACCCATCGCAACAAGGAGCCCAGCATGGCAACCGACCAAGACCGCATCCTCGACAAGATCCGCAAGTGCCTTGCCGTCGGCAACGACGAGCGCGGTGACCAGACCACGCGGGAAACCGCGCTGCGTCAGGCGTATGCGCTGATGACGAAGCACAACCTGGACATCGCCGAGGTTGGCAGCACGGAGGCGCAGGAGAAGCGCGAAGAGCAGCGCGCCACCATGTCGGTCTATCCCTGGGCCCGTGGCATTGCCCACAACATCGCCTTGCTGTTCTTCTGCAGCTACTTCTTCGCCCGTGGCCGGGGCAAGTCGGCAACCCACAGCTTCGTCGGCAAAGCCAGCAACGCCATCACGGCACGCGAGCTGTCCGAGTACGTGATCGCCAGCGTGTTCAAAGAACTGCGCGCCCGCTACGGCAGCGACACCAGCCCTGAAGCCCGCAACTTCGCCACGGGCGTCGAAACGGCCATTCGTCGGCGCTGCAACGAGATGCGCGCCGAGGCCGTGCAGGCGGCCAAGGGCGAAAGCAGCAGCCGCGCGCTTGTGTTGGTGAACCTGTACGACAGCGAGAAGGCGGAGAACGAGGGCTGGATCAAAGCCAACGTCGGCGGGCTGGCCGTCGCCAAGGATCTCACCAAGCGTGTCGGCGGCGACGCATACCGCAGCGGCATCGAGCACGGCAAGTCCATCAACCTGTCGCGCCAGATCGGCACGGCCAACAAAGGCGCCCTGCGCCTCAAGTAACATGAGCATCATCGAACGCTACTACGCCAACCGTCAACTCACGTGGCGCGACCTGTTCCGCCGACTGCCCACGCCGACGGCGCTGGAGCTGGCTGTGGCCGACCTGGAGCAGTGCCAGCGCGAGCGGCTGCACCACACCAGCGAAGCGGAGCACCACGCCGCACAACGCGACATGCTCACCAAGCGCGAGCAACGTCTGCGCGCTGACATCAAACGCATGGCCGCAGACCGTGGCCCACTGCCCAAGGGCCCCCAAACGGGGGATTGAGCCGGAACACGCTGCCCACCCACAATCGGAGTCTACATGGAGCACTTCAAACACCCCGCCTGCAACACGGCGCTTCACGCGCCGGACGGCCAAGAGGACTGCGTCAGCACCCTGCACGTCTGCCGGGGCTTTTCCGAGGAATACGGTTGCAACGTCGTGCAGAGCTTCTGGAAGCCCAGCGCCGACGAGCTGGCCCTACTGCTGGCCGGCGGCTGCGTGCTGCTGTCTGTGTTCGGCAAGACGCATGCCCCGCTGTCGGTTGGCGTGGCCGAGTGGCGCGACGTGCCGGACAAGGACGTCGCGCTGGGCGCTGTCACGTCGCTGGTGCAGGGCCTGGACGGCGCCGGCTACGCGGTGAGGGTGTGGCAAGAGCCGTTGCCGCCGCTGCGCATGAGCAACTGGAAGCACTGCGTTGAAGTGGTGCCGAAGTTCCGTCGGCTGGAAGGCGTGTCGTGCTAGCCCGGCTGATGGCTTGGCTGCGCAACCGCCGCACGCAGCGCACCGCCCAGCGGTTCGACAGCGGCTGGAACTGGGCTGCGGGGCAGTTGCTTCGCGGTGCCAGTGAAGACGACGTGCAGAACCAAATCGACGTCGGCTGCTTCTTGGACACCGCGCCAGACGCCTTCGACATCGGCGCACGTGCGGCCGTCAACGCGCACATCGCCCACGCCTACCTCGAGGCGCAATACAAACCCTTCAACCCCATCTGCTGACCTGCCGCCATGTACCCGATCTTCCTTTGCTGCCTACTGGTGGCGCTTGCCTGCGAGGAACTGCTATGACCACACACCAAGGCCCGAGCTACGTCGCCGGCAAGGTCGACGAATACAAGTATCCAGCGCTCGGCGACGAGAAGCCGCCCAAGGGCGCCGACGTGCACTTGCTTACGGTCGGCGGCATCTGCGTTCGCGGGCCCTGGGACGACAAGGGCAACCGTTATCTCGGCTGGGCACCGCTGCCGAAGCGCAACCACGAGCGTGAAGCTGAACTGCTGAGGCTGCGCGGTAAACTGTGACGCCATGAGTACCGCAGTACCACTCGTGAAGCCCTTGCCCGTCCCGGTTGTCAAAGAACTACACGGCGAAGAGGCGCTGCGCATGTGGTTAGCGGCCCAGTCAACCCAATTGCGAGAACACTATGACCGCAGCTTCACCGGCGTCACTTGGCGCGACACGCTCGACGGATGCGCCGAACCGGCTCGACCAGCACCAAGTCGGCGGTGACCATTACAGCAAGCTGAAGATCACGCCCTGGCAAGCGCTGGAGGCGTGGTTGACGCCCGAGGAGTTCCGAGGCTACCTCAAGGGTGAGGCAATTGTCTACATTGCCAGAGAGCGCGACAAGGCGGGCCCGGTGGACATCGGCAAGGCCCGCCACGTGCTGCAGAAGCTGGAAGAGGTTGACAAGGCCCTGGCGGCTGCGTTGCGTGCCAACCTGCCAGAGACCCCGGAGTGGCCGCTCCCGCCGCCCGTACCGGGCTGCATGCACTGCCCGACGCGCGCTTGTGCACGGTCCGACTCCTGCCCATACCACCCCGCGCGCGAGGCTGGCGGCCCCGCCACGGGCCAAACGGCCGCCGGCTAGGGGGTTGGGTGCTGTGCCGGTACTGCGGGGCGCCTGCGCGCGTCCTTTCAACACGCACGCCGAACGGCGAGTTTTACGTCGTTCGGCGCATGGGCTGCACTGCCGAACCGGTAGCGCACCGCTTCAACACCGTTGAAGTCTTGGAGACACTGATCAAGAAGTTCGCCGGCAAGCGGGTCCAGGAATTGCTGGGGCACAACCGGCGCGGGGCAGAGCGCATGCGCACGTACCACGCCCGGCGTGATGCCGTGCTGGCGAAGGTGCGAGCCGGCGGGAAGTACGAAGTGATCGCACAGGAGGTCGGTGTCAGCCTAGCCAGCGTGCGCAAGTACGTGCGCGAGGCCGCCACGGGCCCACTACCGCCCGGGAGGCGACCCAATGGGCACAGTCCACCAGTTTGAGCCACGCAGGCCCCAAGAGCCCGACAACCCGCACGCGCAGGGCGAGGTCGTCTGCGGCGCGTGCGAGCACAGGTTCCGCGGTGTTGCCAAGGTTGGTGACCCGGGTTCTTCGCGCGACGTAGGCCAGGGCGAAGGCTTCGAGTGCCCGCGCTGTCACGCGCGCAAGGGCATCTTCTCTGAGTTTGTCACCTACAGCAAGGCGCCGACGTGGCACTGTGAATGCTGCCGTGGCTGGCTGTTCTGCATCATCTTGGCTGCCGACGGTACGCCGTGCGTGCAGTGCGCCAACTGTGGTCAACTGCGTAACGCCATCGACTTGTTCAACAAATGACGAAGAAAACAGCCCAGGAAGTTGCCGCAGGCTTAGACGTCGACGCGTACTGCGACGGTCTAGCCAAGGCGAAGACCGAGCATGCCGAACAGCGAGCTTTCTTCGCGTGGTTGCAAATCCAAATAAATCTAGGTACGCATCCACTGGCCCGTCTGGCGTATGCTGTGCCAAACGGCGGCGAGCGTAATCTGATCGTTGCGTCTCGCCTCAAGACGGAGGGTGTGAAGAGCGGCGTACCGGACATCTGCTGGCCGGTCCCCCGTGGCGTGTTCGCAGGGCTGTACATCGAGATGAAGGTACTGCCGGGCGGGCGCGTTTCGGAGACTCAGGAGCAGTGGCACGGCGATCTGCGAAGCGTGGGCTATGCAGTCGCCGTGTGCTGGTCTTGGCGGGACGCAAGGCAGTGCTTCTTGGACTATGCAACCGGTCAGGGGGTGGCTGTGGAGTACAAATGTCAGCAGCCCTGACCCGCGAGCAGATCCTCGAGAAGCTCCGGGCCACGCAGGTCCAGCTAGTTGTCTGTGCCAGGACCTACGAGGCAGCGAAGCAGCTCTTCGACGCCGCTTGTTTTGCAGGCGACGGGCAGCTTGCCGACGCGCAACGCATGGCGCTGCACACGGCACTCGATGAGATGCTCGATCAAGCAGCGGGAGCAATGACGCTCACGCGCAAGCTGATGGAGCACCACGATGACTAACTTGGCCCTTATACTCGCGAGCACTGGCAGCAACCCGGCGCTCCTGACCAACATGGCACCACCCTCTACCCCTGACCTTGGCGACGTGCTACAGAGCGCCGAAGCGCGGGTCATTGCGGTCACACTGGCGCACATCGCCGACGAGACGAAACGCAATGCCGACGCCATCATCTCGGTCAGCGAGAGCCTGCGCATGCTCGCCAGCATCGAATCGCAGCAACGGCACGTCATTGAAAGCCTGAAAGAAGGCAGCATCCGGATGACCGACCACGAGAAGCGGCTTCAACTGGTGGAGCAGAACCTGCCCGCCTTGCTGGAGATGCGCAAGTGGGTCGTCACCGGTGTGCTGGCGGGCGTCGGCATGATGGGCGCAGCGCTTGTCAAGCTGGTGATAGTCGACGTCCCGCGCTTCAGCTACCCGCAACCGCCGGCCGCAGTGGCGCCGGCCCAGCCCGTGCAGAAGTGAGCCTCGAGCTGCGCCTCATTGCCGTGCTTGTCGCCGTGTTGGCGCTGCTGGGCGGTGGCGCGGCGCTGTGGACCAAGGGCTACAGCGTAGGCAAGCGGGCCGAGGCGGCGGAGCGAGAGAAGACGGCCAAGGCACAGCAAGAAGCCAACGACAAGGAGACGGCGCGCATTCGGAACGAGGGACACGCACTGGCTACCGATTTGCTCATCAAACTCGGCAACAGGGAGGACCTCGTTGAACGCACCTCGCAACAACTCGCGCAAGCCCTCAGGCGGCCTGCGCTATGCCCTGCTGGCGGCAGCATTGGTGACCTTGTGCTACCTGCTGACCTTGTTGATAGCATGTTCAGCCGTGAGCCCCGCCCTGCCGCCAACGCGGCCAGCGCTGGAGCTCCCGGACGCTAGCCTCACCGAACTTTGCCACATCCCGGCCTTACCGCCGGAGGGCCAGCCGCAGCCGCTGAACGTGCTGGCACCTGTGGTCAAGGCCGTGCACAGCGCCCTCCTTGACTGTGCGGACAGGCACGGTGCGCTGATCGACTACGTTCGCAGCGCGGCGAAGAAGACTACTCAACAGTAAGCCTCGCAAAAGTCTTCGCGTACCATATCCGACAACGGCCCGCGCATGTGCGCCGGCACAACCGCAGGAATGGGAACGAGGCATGGCCTCCCTTGAACAAGATTCGTGGACATGGGCCGCGATGGAGCCAGAACCGACGGAGCGCGAGCGCGCCCTGTTCGACTTGTTTTGCCAAGAGTACCTCGTTGACCGCAGCACTACCAAAGCGGCCAGCCGGTGCGGGTTCCAGGCCGTGTTCTGCGACGAGTACGGGAAGCTCCTGTTTCAAAAGAGCTACGTACAGCGGCGCCTCGCCATGCTGGAGCACCAGCGGGCGGACCCCATGCGGGAAAAAGAGTGGGACGCCATCAACACCCGCGCCCGCCTGCGCGCCATCATCAACGATGAATCGCAGAAGGCCGCGTCGCGTGTGTCAGCCGCGCGAGAGCTGAACGCGATGCACGGGCTGCACGCGCCCACCAAGGTCGACATCTCCGGCAAGTCCGGCGGCGTCATGGTCATCCCGGTCGGTGACATCGACACCTGGGAACAGCAAGCGATGGCAAGCCAGTCGGCGCTTATGGAAGCTTCGCGCGTCGACTGATGTTTGGCCTGCCCAGTACGCTTCCCGTAGCCTTCGAACCGCCACCGCCCCCGGCACCGCCGCGCATTGTCTGGCAGCCCCTGCCGGGCTCGCAGCGGCTGGCCCTATGGTGCCCGGCTCACATCATCCTGTACGATGGCACGCGCGGCCCGGGGAAGACCGATGCGCAGCTCATGCGCTTCCGCCGCAACGTGGGTCGGGGCTACGGCCGT